CGGAGGCCTCCACCTCCATCACGGCGTGGATCTCGTCCTCACCGACGCCGATGGTGTGGCCGATCCGGGGGAGGTCGTAATCCGAGAGCCGGAGGGCGGCGCAGACGAAGCCGGCGGCGCGCAGGCGTGCGAAGGCACCCGCGTCGGTGGACGAGGTCATGAGGCCGCTCCAGGTCAGAGAAGAGAGACGCGCACCCGTGCGAGCCCGCGATGCGTGATGCCGAGCGCGCGGGCCGCACCGAGCGAGAGATCGATCAGGCGGCCGAGACGGGGGTGCGGGCCGCGGTCGTTGACCCGCACGTCGATGTGCCGGCCGGTCGAAAGGTCGGTGACGCGCACCGGAGTGCCGAGGGGCAGGGTCCAGTGCGCGGCACCAAGAGCCTCGGGGACGAACCGCTTGCCGTCCGCGCGCCGAGAGCCGGACTCGTGCCCGTAGAAGGACGCGGTGCCGGTCCAGTTGGCGCGGGCCGGCGTCACGCTGAGCACGAGGCAAGAGAGAGCGGCCCGCGCCGCGAAGCGTTGCAGGAGCATGGTGGGTCCGATTGTTCGATGGTCGACCGCCGCGGGCTGCGGCGTTCAGCTATTCGCCCGACGCTCTCCCAACCAACCCAAGATAGGTGAGTGTGGCTTTTCGGGCATCGACTCCGGCAACCTCAGCGTGCCCTGTTGGCATGAAGAGGCGACCTCGGGCTGGAGACGAAGATGGCGCTTATAAATGTTCCATTTACGTTGACTGACACAATGACAAGAGCCGTGCTTGTCCAGGGTGAATTTACAGTTGATCAAAATAACGATCAGGTATCGGCAATAACTGGAACAATTGGCAGTCAATCTATCTCCGGTTTATCAAATTACAATTCATCCACCAACACACTTGCAAGAAACTACTCGTTTTATTCGGCGGGCGGCCTGAGGTACACTTACGGCGTTGGAAGCGTGAGTTTTTCTTCTGCTGGTATTGATTACAATTTGAGCGGTCCCGGATCAACACTTCCGACAACGCCATATCAACCAACGACACTGGTATCAAGTGCAGGACTAAATAATACTGTCAGCCTGACAACTGGTCCTTATTTCGAACCTGTCTGCTTCGTTACAGGAACACGCATCCATACCACTCGCGGTGAGATTGCCGTAGAGCGGCTACAGGTCGGCGACTTCGCCGTCACCGCCTCCGGCGCGCTCCGACCTATCGCCTGGATCGGGCATCGAGACTTGGACGGCGACGGCATGGCCCTGCACCATGACCAACAGCCAATCCGCATCCACCCCGGCGCCTTCGGTAACGGCCTGCCGTTCCGCGACCTGTTCCTTTCGCCCGGTCACCCTGTGCTTGTCGGTGCTGATGCAGACAACGCGGGCGGCGTGCTCGTGCCCGTGATGTGCCTGATCAACGGCACCACCGTCACCCGTGAGCCGGTCGCCAGCGTTACCTACTGGCACGTGGAACTCGACAGCCACGACATCTTGCTCGCTGAAGGCCTGCCGGCAGAGAGCTACATCGATGGCGGTGATCGCGCCTTCTTCGCCGAAGGTTCGGACCATGCCCTGCACAACCCGGACTTCGTGGCGCCGGGCTGGAACGGCCGCTGCCGGCCGGTGGCCGTGGACGGTCCGCTCGTCGAGGCCGAACGGCTGCGGCTCGACGCGGTGTTCGCCAGCGCCCTGAGCGAGCAGTGCTGCTGGGACGAAGGCACAAGCTTCACCGATCATGCCGCCTAGCGAAGCCGAAGCGCACTAACGACTGCGGACATGGTCAGGGCCGGCCGAGCCAAAGGGTAAGAGGCAGTGGAATTCGTGCAGTGGTTCAGTCTTGAGGCGGCGCCCCCCGATCCGGGTTTCCATCTCGTAATCGCGAAGGGTACGGGCGAGCTTCGGCGCTTCTGGATGAACGGTGCCACCCTTAATCTAATCGCCGCTCGGATCAGGGCCGCGTCGCCACAGTGGGATGGGGACGGCAGGGACGAGACCCCGAAGCGGGGGTTCCCATCGGCCGAAGTGGAGGAGCGAAACGTCGTCGCGAGCGCTCACGTCGAAGCCTATCCAGATTCGCTCCGGCTAAGCCTTGAAAGTGAGCGCGGAGCGGATCGGTCCCAATGGACGTCGGCGCAGGGGCTTGCGCTCCTGCGAAGCATTGAGGCCGCACTAGCCGCTGCCGGCTGAGCTCTTAACCGCCGCGCATCCACGGGCGCCGTCAGTGGGCGGACTTGCCGGTCCCAGCATTCTCCTCGGCCCGATCCGCTCGCTTCTTCTCCGCTTCAAGTTGTGCCCGCAGCGCATAGACTTGGACGAGAGCGGCAGCTTCCCGCTGCTGTGCCTCGCCGATCATGTGGGCGAGCGCCTGTTGCATCGGGTCCGGTAAGGTCTGCCCCTGCCCCGATCCCGGCAGTCCCGCCGCGAATGCCGCGGCAGGAAGGGCGACCATGGCGGCAGCAACAAAGAACTTCATTTGTTTTTCCTCAGTACATATAGCGCCAAGAGGCACTATCACAGACGATGGGCCGAGAAACGATCGTTGATCCGGTGCTCACAGTCCCACCAGTGGTCGGAGCGTTTGCATCACCAGCGTACAGGAACGCTTGGAGCCCAAGAACGTCGAAGTTGCACGTTGGGAGGCTGGCGACAGAGTTGTACGTGCGTGGCTTGATCCCGCCGTCGAAGGACACGCCGACGTTCCCTCCGCCCGTCACGACATTGGCGCCCATGCAGTTGAACGGCCCATCGAAGCAGATTCGCTGCGTGGATTTCATGATAAGGGCCGCGGACATCTCAGGCGCCTGTGTCGTGTCGATCCCGAAAAGTTGCTTACCGCCCAGGCTGGCAAAGGTTCGCGCGCTCGAATTGTCGAGGATCGTCGCATCTCGGATGAGGGTGGCGCGAGCGGCTGGGTTACTCAGATCGTCCACGAAGCCCAAGCCGTATTGCATCTGGTTCGGCGTCCACGAGAACGCGATGCCGCTGCCATTGCCCGGCGTGCCCCGAACGGTGAGCGTGCTGCCATTGGTGACGCTGGCAACACGGAACCACTTCGGAGTGCCGCCGATCGTCAGCCATATGCCGGAAGTATCAACGACGCTGAAGCAGCCGCCGGTCGGAGCATACGCGTTGGTACAATTCGTAACAGTTACTGTGCTTCCTGATACGGTCGCTGTGCCACTATATGTGAATGTTGCAAGCCGACTAACCCAGAAGTTCGCAAGGATCGGATATCCATTCCTGTTGTTGAACCAGTGGCTAGGATTGTAGCAACCGCTATTGCCGCTTGGATTATCAACCGCACAATCGGAGTTGAAAAAGTTGCGGTCGTACTCGGTGATAACATCGAGGGACTTGCCTGACTTGTCTTCCGTAATCTTGTCGAGATTGAAGGCCCATGTTCCGCCCGGCTTGGTCGTCCCGTCCTCCGACGGATGGTGCCGGACATAGATGTTCAGCGGAGACGCGAGGAAGTCGCCGTTCGGCTGGCCGGGGCCGCCGTTCGCCCCACCCTTCGAGACATCCATGTTGATCGTGATGCCGTTGAGGTTCTTGTCGCCAGGCGCGATGAAGGTCGCCGTTCCGAACGCGAATTCGGAATGGAGCGGATCACTCGCGGGCGTCATCCAGGGCGGAGTGGCCTCAGCCGCTTTGGCACCACGTACTGCCAGAACGCGAAAGGGCTTCGACTGGAAGAACCACCCCGAGCAGTCCGGCACCATCGAGTAGGAGCGCGTGCCTCCGTACTCGTAATGGAATGATGTCGGCGAGCAGTTGAAGTTATCGCGGACCGCAAGCTGGCTATCGAACACTGTCAGCGGAGCGTTGACGTATGACAGCGTGCGGTTCAGGACCGCAATGTTCTGCGCCCCGTCTTTAGTTTGAAACAGTACATTTCCATTATCGAAGCTGCGAAGACCGATGTTGATACCATCGCCGTAGACGCCGGACGAGGCGCCGAGACCAATTCCGAGCGCGGACGATCCCATAGCGATGCGGACGAAAGTTGGCGTCGAAACGAAGCCGTGAGTGGACGTTTCGAGGTAGCCAAGCGGCACCATCGCGTTGTTGGTGCTATCCCGGACGGCAAGCGAGCGCTGCGTGCCGCTGTTCTGAAGGCCGAGTTCAGGCAGGGTGTAAGTCTGTGCGATCGCGGAGCCGTGCACGAGGGGCGCTGCGGCGAACGCCAGCGCGGCAAGTGCAGCACGGATGGAGCGAGTCATTCAGTGCCCTTTACTTCGGCTGGAGCGCGGCGGCGGCGAGCAGGTCGGCGACCTGCATATCCGTCAGGGAGAGCGTCGCCTTGATGAAGGCGAGGACCGGGGAGTCGGCGGTGATAAACGCCGTGGTGCGATAGGCGCGGTTGATCGCGCTCGTCACGTCCGAGGGCACTGCATCGCGCACCGTCGCAGATGCGCCGGGGTAGAGGACTTCGAGCGCCGCGAAGACCTGCCCGGTCGTGACCGGGAGAGCGTCCAGAACGCGGGCCGGGTCCAGGTCGACGGTCACTGCCGTGCCAACACGCCCGACCTTCACCGTGCCGGAGGGGGAGCGGACATCGATCGGGAACGTTGGGCGGATCGGATAGCTCGGCATGGCGGGGCCTCCTCAGGCGAATTCGACCGGCTCGCAGAAGACCTCTTCCGTCTCCGGGCCGATGGTGACGAGGACCCGCACGTCGTAGATGCCGGGGCGGAGATCAGTCAGCGAGCCCGCCGGGAACACGGCCTCAACGATGCCGGGGTTCGAGACGACGAGCGTTCCGGATGCGAGCGATGCGGCGAGAACCGGCGCCGGATCCTGTCTTGACCAGCAGCCTCGATGCGGCGCCCGGGGCGTCACCTCGAGCGCGACCTCGGAGCAGGCCGAAAAGTCGATTAGGCCCTCGTCCGTCAGGTCGAGCCGGCCACGCGCATCGGCGGCCCGGAAGACGTGCCGGAAGCGCCACTGCCCGCGCCGGGAGACCGCGCCGAGCGTGTTCATGAAGGACGGCATCGGCGTCAGAGCTTCAGGTAAAAGGTGCCGAGCCGGGTCGGCGGAAGGTTCGAGAACGACAGCCCGCCGCCGGGGTTCGTGATGTCGAACCCGAACACCTTCGCGTTCGGGGGCGCGGTGTTGGCGTTGCTGAGGCCCTGCTGCAGGTTGGACACCGTCACCGCGCCCGTAGAGGCCGACAGCGAGGCCGCGGCGAGCGTCTCGTGCGTGATGTAGCTGTGCGCCGGATAGTCGACCGTGACGGACCCACCAGGCAGCGCCGCCGGCAGGTTCTTGTTCGCCAGCCCCGAGAAGGCATCGCCACCGATCGCGCCCGGCATCTGTGCGTCGCCGAGCACGGAGAACCGCGCCCCTGAGACCGTCCCCGTCGAGCCGGCCGCGGCTGGCTGCGAGAGCGTGATCGTAGTGCCGTTGATGTCCGCGATCGTGGTGCCGGCCGAAATTCCGGTTGCGGTCACCACCATGCCCACGATGAGGCGGGCGGAGCTGAAGACGGTCGCCGTGGTCGAGCCGGCGGAGAGCGTCATATCCGTGATGGTCTGGACCCGACCGGCCGGGCTCGACCCCATGTCGTCGAGGCCACCCTGCAACAGCCCCTGCATCGTCAGGATGACGATCTGCTTGCCGGCGGAGAAGTCGCTCGAGGCCGAGGTGCCGCGCCCGCCGACCACGGATGCCACCGTGTCGGGGAACGTGTTCCATAGGTAGGCGAAGGCCGCAGCGGCGGAGGCGGAAGCGAGCTCCGTCGCGCCCGACCCGGCACCGCCGAGCGTCCGGCCGTTCATCCGCACCCAGCCCGGCATGATCCCGGCGTCCATGCGCCACTTCACATCACCGGTCGCGGCGATGGCGGTTGGATCGACCGTGCCACCACCGCCCCCACCGCCGGCGGTCGGCGGCACGTAGCCGAGACCGTCATCGAACCAGAGCAGGTTGCCATAGGGGCCGGTCACCTGTTCGGCGTAGAGCGCGGACGGCAGGTAGATCCGCGGGAATCGGCCCGTGCCGTCCGCCTTGACCGGTTGGGCGAGCGGCTTGGTCAGAGCGGCGTCGGAGTAGACCGCGAGCGGCGTCGTGGTCCCGGCCGCGAAGAACGCGACGCTCGGCACGAGCAGGGGCCGGCCCGACGCGTCGAGGATCTGCTGGCGCGACTTCGGCCACGACTCGGCGGCCGAGGCAGCCGAGATCAGGCCGAGCGCGAGAACGAGCCCGGCGGCGAACGATCGATGCATGTGGGGTAGCCTGAAACGACGAAGCCCCGCACGGGGGCGGGGCTTGGTCAGGGCCAGCGCGTAAGGCGCGGCACAATGATCAAATCGCGGGTTTTGCCCGACGGGTCAAGGGGTGATGGCTGGCGGCGCGGCAAGGGCGTGCTACCGTGCCGGCATGTCGCGTCGACTCGAAGTCATTCTCTGCTTCGTCCTGTTCACCGCCATCATGTTCGCGCTCAAATCGGCGCTGCAGGGGACGGTGCCGGACATTGTTGCTAGCTTGAACCGTCTGCTCGGAGACACCGGCAGCGCAGTCCTGATCTTCGGGGCGCCTGCTGCGGCCGGTATCTGGTCCTTCCGCGAGCACCGTCGCCAAGCATCAGCGCGCCGCCTCTGACGACTGGCCTGCAGAGGCCACGCCGCGACCGCCGATCTGCAGTAGCTTCAGGGTCAGGATCTCGGCGCTGCGGCTGCCCGGCTCCTGATGCGATAGGGAGCGGATCATCGTCAGCGCCCTCGGATCGGTGAGGATGCGTGCGATCGTCTCGCTATCCCGGTGAACGCGGCTCTCCTGAAGCACCTTCGCGCCACCGCGACGACCACCGACGACGGCACCACCGAGCGCGCCCGACGGACCACCGACCGTCGCGCCGGCCACGGCGCCAGACACCACGTCGTTGATCGCCTGCCCAACCGTGCCCGAGCCTTCCTTCAGCCGCGCTTGGATCGCCTGATTGAACGCCGTGTCCGATCCCTTCTGCGGCCGATAGCCGGTCGCCTCCAGGGTCGTCAGCATCCGGTCAAGGCCAGTCCAAAGCGTGTCACCGTCGGGCAGCGCACGGATCGCGGCTTCCAGGTTTTGGCGCTGCTGACCGTTGCCGCGGATTGCCGAGGCGAAGCCGGCGCCGCCGTACTGCTTGGCGATTCCCTTCGTCTCCTGCGTCGCCTCGTTGAAGACGGTCTCCATGTAGATCCGCACCGTGTCGCGAGCTGCGTGCGGGTTGTTCCGGGCGAGCGCCTGGACAGCAGTGCGGATCTCCTCCTGCGAGTTCGCGAGCGGGTTGGCCGGGAACAGCGCCGCGATGGCGTTTTTCACGTCCGGACGCTCGGCGATGCGGCCAAGCGGAGAAGCCTCGACACGCGCCATCCCTTCACGGGCGAGCACAAGGCGGGAGAGCCGATCACGCACCGTCGGCAACAGCTCGAGCACATCGGCGCTGTCGCGCATTGCCTTGCGGAGGGCATCGGCCGAGACGTCGCCCTTCGCATCCGTCGCGGCATCAAGGATCTGCGTCGAGACCCGGCGCTCTGCGGCCTGTCGGGTGGCCGCGCCCCCGTTCGCGAGCGCCTCGCGCAGCGCCGTCGGCCCGGTAATCGCCTCCGGCACCTGCTCGGCTGGGGTGCGGAACGGGCCCGGCTCGCCGCCCGGCACGTTCTCGCGCGCCGTCACCCGGTTCAGCGGCGCGTTCGGCCGTTCGAAGGGGGCGAGGGGCGCCGAGTTCCTGGCAAAGTTCGCGTCGGCCGCCGCCACCTCCGGCACGCGCTTGAGCTGCCCGTCGAGCGCCTTTCGGGTGATCGTCAGGTCGCGCACCTTCGTGCCGTCCCCGATCTCCAGAGCCTGCTTGATGTCGAAATCGAGCCGCTCGCGGGCCTTCAGAAGCCCTTCGACGCTTCCGTCGATCTCTCCGCCCGGCTCGAACAGATTGCTCCGGGCCGAGCCGAGTGCGCCTCGAACATCACCCTTTGCGGTCCGCCCCTGCTCGGCCACCGCCGCCAGCGCGGGGCGGGGATCGACCTGCATGAAGCGAACGTCCGGGATCTCCTCCGTGATGGTGGTGCCCTTCACGTAAGGGGCGGGCGGTTCTCGCATCCCCGCCACCGTGCGCTCGTAGGCGTCGAGCGGATCGACGTGCTCGCCGCGCATCAGGGCGCCGAGCGTGCGGTTCCGAACCTCCGGATGCAGGCTTTCCGGCGGAACGCCAGCTTTGCTCAGTGCCTCGTCCAGGCTGCTCTCCACCTGCGACTGCGCCGCCCGGAACTCATCGGTCACCTGTCCCTGTCGTCCGCGCGCCGCGGCCGCCTGCCGCTCGGCATCGATCGGAAAGCTGGGAAGTCCGCGCTGCTCGTTCTGAAGCTTGCGCAGCAGCTCGTTGGTGATGTCCCGCGCAGCACCGCCATCGGCATCGGCGCGCAGATAGCCGGCCTCGATCAGGCGTTCGCGCCAAAAGTTGTCGATCCCCTTGCCGCCCTCGCGAGCGACGTTCCCCATGCCGGGGATGTTAAAGCGGTGAAGGTCGGTCGCGAGCACATCGCCATCGAGCCGCAGGCCGCCGTGCCGGGCGACGAAGCGGGCGAGGCTTTCCGCACCGGCGTCGGCCGAAGCCTCGACAACAGGCGAGGGGTCCATCGGACGCGGGGCGGCATCGGTGAAGCGAGGCGCCCCCTCCGGCCGCGTCACGACCGACTCACCGGGCCGTTCCACCGTGACCATCCGCTCGACACCGACATTCTCCGGTGCCTCGCGAGCAAGACGGTAATCGACGTTGGCCCGGGCATCGCGAGCGGTCTCGCGCAGCGCTCGCACCCCGCCGAGATCGGTCTGGATCGCCTGCCCGGCTTGCTCCGGCGTGATCCGCTCCGCCTGCGACCGACGGGCGGCACCCAGGACCTGTCCCTCGGGCGTCTGCGCAACACCAGCCCGTGCCGCATCCTGCACGTCGAAGCCTACCTCGGTCGGCTTCAGGTTCGGTGCCGCAACTCGGTCGAAGGCGCTTTTGCCGACGTTGTCCACCGAAGCGGGCCGTGCTGCGTAGAACTCGTTCATGATGCGCCCGGCCTCGCCGCCGGAGTTACCGACGACGCGGGCAAGCTGCGAGGCGCGGGTCGCCTGTCCGCCCGTGACGGCGTTCAGCGCCTCGTCCAGCGAGAGCGCGACGCCACCCCCCGGCAGATTGCGGGCCTGCTCGATCAGGAACTGCGCCGATTCCAGATCCTTTTCGCTGACGCCTTCGAGCGCCTCCTGCACGATGCCGTTGCTGCGGCCGCGCGACGTGAAGGCCCGCACCGCCTTGCCGACGCCTGCACCGACAGCAGGGCCGGCGATGCCGAGCGCACCGCCCAGGACGGCGCCAACCTTCGTCGCGTCACCATCGCCCTCGCTTCGCACCGCCGCGTCGGTTCCACCGAGAGCAGCACCGGACCCGCCGGAGGCGAGCATTCGCGCTGGGAGCGAGGCAGCACCAGCGCCGAATGCGGCCGGTGCCGCGGCCACGAGCGGTGCCGTGCCGATCACGCCGCCGGCCAACTCGCCGCCCGTGCTCGACCAAGGGTTCTCCTTCGCCGTGGCCTCGCCGAACGCCTCGACGTTCTTGAGCTCTTCCGGGAAGGTGGTGCCGTTCTGGAGTGCGCGAACCGCCGCCGCCGCGCGGTTCACGCCGCCGAGCAGATAAGGGCCAACGACGGGCACACCGTTGAGGAGACCACGACCGACCGCGGCGGCCTCGCTGCCGGCGGCAGGAGCCGGCGGAGCAGGCGCGGGAGCGGGTCCGCTCGCCCTTTCGGGGGCGGGCGCCGCCTCGCGCTTGGCCCGGAACGCCGTCCACTGATCCTCGGCGGGGGCAGGGGCGGGCGCAGATGCGGCTTCAGGGGCCGCCGTCGGCTTCACGCGGAACTCGGCCCACAGGTCATCGGCCATCAGGGCACCCTTCCTTCCGAGCCATCGGGGAGGATCAGGCGCGTCCCACTCGGGAAGCGCTTCACGATGTCTTCCGGCTTCATGGAGGGCGTCACCTTCACCGGCAGAGAGGGCGGCGAGCCGGAGGCGCGCGGCGCGTCCTTGCCCTCTGCCTTATAGAACGTCCCGCCCTTCAGGTCCTCAGCGCGCCGCTGGTTGAACTCGAGGCGGCGCTGCGCGAGCGCAATGCCGCGGTCGAAGATCTTCTGGCGCACTGCGTCAGGCTGCGAGGCCGAACCCTGGATCTGGAGAAGGATCTTGCGCTCGCCCTCGGTCGGGTTGCCGCCGAAGATCGCCTTCAACTGCCCGAGCGCGTTCGTGGAGACGATGTTCTCCATCTCCTGAGTCGCCTCGCCGGCTTCGCTGCCGACCAAGCTCGTCGCGTAGCCGCGGATGCCAGCGGTCGGCCCCACATAGGCCTTCGGGGAGATCGTCTTGGCTTGGTTCAGGGCCTCGATCGCGTTCTGCGCGGAGAGCACCGACTCCTCGGCCTCCATGATCGCCTTCTTGTCGGTCGCCGAAAGCTCCTGATCGCGACCGATCTTGCTGGTGAGCACGTAGCTCTCGAACTTCGGGGTGCCGGGTTCCAGTCCGAGCCGCTTCGCCTCCTGCTCGCGGGCCGCGACCTGGTCGCGGACTTTGTCGCCCTCATCCCGCTCTGCCCGCGGCGCGGTGTAGATCGGCTGGCGGGTGACCGGATCGAAGAGGGTCGTGCCAGCCGGCACGTTCTGAAGCTTGGTGCTGTCGGCGTTGGGCGCCTGATAAACCACGCGCCCATCCGGCCCCACCAAGGCGCTGCCGGGCGAGACCGTGGTCGGTTTCTCGGCTGCCGAATACAGCACCTCCCCGGTCGCCGTGTCGACGAGGTTGTTGCCGACGGTCGCGGTGTTCCGCTTGGCCTGCCCGATGGGGAGGATTCGGCCGTCTCGGGTGTTCACCCAGGCGGACTGCCCATTGATCTCCTTGATGTCCCAGCTCTTGTCGCCGCCCTTGAGGAGTTGCCCGAAGATCTCCCCGGCCATGGCGCGGGTGTTCGGGTTGCGCCACGCGGCGTTGAGCGCGGTCTGAAGCTCCGGCGTCATGCGGGTGGTGGTGCCGCCGGGGAAGCCGCCGAAAGCCTGCGACGGTGCTGCGGCCGGGGTGCCGCCCTGCGGAACGACGAAACCGACCGGCTGCGCGCCGGCAGCCGGAAGGTTCGCCGCATCTGGCTCGGCCGAGGCGACCTGGCGCGACGCCGAAGGGAGCATCCCCATCTCGCGTTCCATCGCCTGCACGTCAGCCTCGTTGTCGGCGACCGCAACGGACGAGCGCTGCGGCGAGGCCGGCCCTGCCGTCGGCGCACCAGCAAGCCGGGCGAGATACTGGTGCGTAGAACCGAGCCGAGCCGCGAACTCACCTCCCGGGCGATTGAAGCCTGCGAACCTCCAGGCGTTCGCCATCAACTGGTTCGCCTCCTCCGGACTCTTGGCACTCTGGAGCGCAAGGGTCAGTTCCGGATTTTCCGTGAGGGCGAAAGAGGCCTGTGCCGCAACCGGATCTTTGGCTCCGGCGGTCAGGCGCCGCATGTTCGCGAAGCGATCGCCGCGCCAGGACAGGATGCCGCCCGACGTGCCGGCCTGACCGCTCTCGCTGGGATCGGACCACGACCCGGTGATGTTGCTGGGCTTGTAGCCGCTCTCCCGCCCGGCATACGCCGCCATCGCGGCGAGGCCGTAGGGATTGGTCAGGCCTCCGGATTTCAGCGAGTCGACGAAGCGGGTCTCGATCTCGCCGCCGTTGCCGGGGACGCGCATGGGGGCACCGCCACCGCCCGCGAACGAGGGAAGCGCGGCCGGCGTGCTGGACGGAGGGGCAGGGGCCGCCGGACCGCCCGCAGGCGCACCGAGACCGCTCGCCGGCACAGCCGCCGCCCCGCCACCCTTGTAGGCGTTCATCAGGTTCGAGATCAGCGTCGGCGCCTCGTCCTCCTGCGCCTGCTTGCGGGCGTCGGAATAGCCGCTGCCGAAGGCATCACCGAGTCCCGACACCATCTGGAAGACGGTCGCACCGTTCATCGCGTCACCCGAAGATCGAGAAGGCAGAGGAGAGGTTGCTGCCGATGTTGCTCAGCGCCGCCGGGTTGCCCGAGAGGGCGCCGACGCCCTTCGCGAGCAGGTTCGCGCCGCCCATCAGGGCGCCGAAACGGTTCTCGGCCGCCTGCTGCCCGGCCATGAGTCCCTGCTGTCCGACCTGTGCAAGGCCCTTGGCCGTATCGGTCGAGATGCCCGCCTTCGCGACGCCGGTCTGGAAGCCGACGTTGCCGAGCCCGGTCTCCGCGCCGGCCTGCCCGGAGACGGCACCGTAGCGCTTCGTGTCGAGGTTCGAGAGGTTCGAGAGCCAGTTGTTGAAGTCCTGGCTGGCGAGCCCGGAGGCGAACTTCATCGCGTCGGTATCGGCGTTCCCAGAGGCGAGAGTGCCGTTGACGGCGCGGGCGCGGGCGAGCGCCTGGAGCCCCTGATCCATGTTGAAGGTGTAGCCGGCCCCGGTCGTGTAGGCCGAGCGCGCCGCGGTCGAGGCATCGGCCCCGTTCACGCCGAGGGCGTCCTGATAGAGCTTCGCGCCGCCGCGGTACTCGTCGGCGAGGTTCCCGAAGAGGCCCGACGCCTTGCCGTACTGCTCTTTGGCGAAGCCGAGGCCCTGGTCGAGCGCGTCCTTTGCCTCGGTCTCGCCCTGCTGGAGCTGCTGCGCGCCCCAGATAGCCGCCTGACGCCCGGCCTTGCCGGAGAAGATGCTTGCCACGGTCAGGCCTCCAGGGCGGCGATGCGGGCCTCAAGCTCCGCCGTGTAGGCGAGCAGGGCCGAGAAGAAGGCGAACCACTCCCGCGACAGGGCCAGCGAGGCGGCGTTCGGGATGGTGGGCTTGGTGCTCATTCGGTGCGGGCCTCGACTGCCATCGCGCCACCGAGCAGGGCGCAGTAAACCGGATCGGAGACGTCGACGCGCCAGATCCGGCCCTGCGGCCCCGTCATTCCGGTGCGCAGGAGGTTGATGCGGGTGCGGCTCTCGCCCTGGCGTCCAAGGGCGCGCGACAGCGGGTTGCTCCAGGTCCGTCCGCCGTCGTCCGACCACGAAATCAGGGCGCGGGGATCCGAGATCGTCGGATCGGCGGAGAGGCCACCGACGCCGAGGGCGAAGTCGAAATCCGCCCGCGGGATCGCGAGGCGTGCCGGGAAGCCCTGCGCCGGCAGGCTCTCGACGCGGAAGCGCAGCGGGTCGCCATCCTCGCCGAACGCGCTCTCGGTCACCTCGAGCAGGCCGGTGCCGGCCGTGTCTCCGTAGAGCCAGCGCCCGAAGGCCTTCACGCTCTGCGAGGCCCGCCAGCGGCTGGCCTGATGGCTGGCCCGCTCGTGCCATTGCTGCGTGGTCAGGTCGTAGACCCACGTGCGCCCCGGCATCGAGACCGCCCAGAAGGCATGCCCGGCGACGAGATGCACCGAGGCCTCGATAGCTTTCGGATCGACCTTCGCAGCCGCGGAAAGATCGCGCTCGACGTCGTGGTTCGAGATCCGCGTCGGGCTGTAGCCGCTCAGCTGGTAGACGACCGAATCGTCACCCACCCAGATCAGTTCGTTCGACCAGCCTTCCTCCTGGCCGGCGACCGCCCAAGGGCCGATCAGTCCGCGCGGAATGCCGGTCACCCGAGCGAGCGGGAAGCCGTTGGCCTGCGATTGCCCGCCATAGACGCCGATTCCCGACGGACCGAACAGGAACAGCTCGTCGCGGAAGGCGATGCCGCGCAGCAGCCCACCGGGCCGCGCCTGCTCCGTCGTCTTGTCGTTGGTGTTGAAGGTGAGCCCGTTGATGCCGGTCGCGTAGCAGTCGCCGTTGCCGGCCGTGAAGAACAGGATGCCGAACAGTTCGCAGACCGAGTTCGGCGCCGGCAGACCGGACGGTGTCTGGAGCGGCTGCGGCGCACCGTCGATGGGGAGCCGGTAGGCGCCGAGTTCCGTTACCGCGACCGCATCGGGGTTCGGCTGGCGGTTGTTGCGTGCGATGGTAATTCGCTCCGAGCCCGGCAGCGGGCCCGCCGTCACGACCGTGCGATCCTCGGAGATCCGCACGAGAGCGTTCTGGTAGGCCGCGAACACCACCGGGCCGACCTGGCGCGCTCCGCGCGGGCCCGAGACACCGACATCGACGAACCGAGACAGCCCGGGCGCGCGCCGCACCGAGACCGGGGCGCGGGCACCATCGCCGAGCTTCTCGGCGAACGCGTTGATCAGGCGGCCGGCGCCCTCCGCATCCGAGAGACCGGGGCGGCTGGACAGGGGCCATGCGATGGCGGGCAAGGGGCTACTCCGTCACCGATCGCGCGGCGGCGATGATCGCGGCGAGTTGGGCGTCGGTGAGGCCGAGCGTCGTCTTCACGAACTGCGCGAGGGCGCCGGCCTGCGTGACGAACATGGTGTGGTTGAAGGCGATGTTGATGGCGTCGCCACGGTCGGACGGCACGGCATCGGTGACCGTCGCAACACGGCCTGCGGCGGAGTTCTCCAGCGCGCGGAAGAACTGCCCGCGGGTCGGGGCGTAGAGCTTCGTGGGCGTGATCGCTGCGTCTCGGATCCCGAGGGCCCCGAGCGCTGGCCGGAACAGAACGGCGTCGATGCCGACGTATTGAGCCGTTGATGCCTCTGCGAGGATGAATGCCAATCGGCCGTAGGTGCAGCCTGCCGGAGGTGTTGCAGGCAGGCTGATCTCATTCCAAGAGCCCGCAATCGGCCCGTTGTCGAGCAGGTTGGACGCTGTAACGTATGTGTCGGTCCTGTCGTACCAGAAGGCCTGGACGGTGAAGCCGGACGTGGTCGTGCCGGCCATCGGGGCCACGTAGAACCCGAGCCCGTGCAGAGCCAAAGGCGTGACGTCCATGCGCGGCCCGAGAGCCGCGACTGCGCCACTCGTGGTCGCCGTCGCCTTGCTGAGCAGAAGCGACGTTGTTCCGGCATATGACGCGTCGGTGAAGGCGGAAATCGAGCTGCCGGCTCCGACCGCGTTCAGCAGGCTCCACCCGACTGGCAGTCCACCCGCAACATCCTCCATGTCCCCGTTGGGGCAGAGGTTGGCTGCCATCGAGCCGATGTTGAGCTTTGACGGGCGGACCCGCCCAGCAGCGTCACCCAAGACGCGGGCCGCGATCGCCGCCGGTACGCTCTGTTGTGTCCCGCCGGTCGGCGTGACGGTCATCGCGCCGGCATCGCACGCAATCTGGTCCGTGGCCCCGACAAGCCCGAAGCTGCCACCCGCGAGGCGGCGCAGCGCTTTGACGATAGCCATGCCGCATCCGCTCCCGGCGAGGGACGATCAGGATCAGGCGTTCACGACGAACGGCTGCGGGGCGACCTGATCCAGAACGGTCGCGGACGTGGCCTTGCCGATGTACTGGTCCGTCTGGGCGGCCGTGACGTTCTGCGTGGCCGTCACCTGCCCGCCGGTGCCGAGGTAATAATCGGCGCCGGGCGTGAGGCCCGAGAGTGAGGTGTTCGGGCCGCCGGAGCGGTAGACGGTGGCGCTCGCACCCGAGGCGACGGCGCCCAGCACGAAACCATCCGACCGCTTGCCGCCGCTGGCCGCCACCGCATCCGCGTTGCGGGCCGAGAGCACGCCACCGCTGGCCCAGAGGTTCACCTGCGCGCCGGCCGCGAGGGCCTCGGTCGCGGGAACGACGAGAATGTCGGCGCCGATGCCGGCCGGGAACAGCGAGATGTCGAGCAGGCCGCCCGCGCCCGTGGCGACGATCTTGTCGGCGTTACCGGCGCCGCCGATCGTGGTTGCGACGACCTGCTTAAAGCCGGCACCGAGCCGCTGAAGGAAGTAGGGGGCGGGCATCGGTCAGGCTCCGAGAGCGAACGGCGGCTGGATATCGACGAGGAGGCGGGTCGGCAGGTCGGAGACGCCGATCTGCTGGAGGAAGCCGGACGCCGGCTCCTGCTGGGTCAGGGCACCGTCGGCGCCGAGGAAAACGGGGCCGGGCGCCCAGGACCACGAAGGTTCGACGAGGGGGCCGTTCGCGACGTAGGCGCAGGGGGCGCCGGGCTCGGCGAACCCGGTCGAGACCCCGACCGCGGCGCCGAACTGGTCCATGTCGGCCGAGGAGGCGATTGCAAGCCCGCCTTCGATCGCCCGCACGCCGGTGTGACCGCTGATGGCGACCGTCGCTGGGGCGGAGAGCACCGGGGCAGGGCCACTTCCACCGCCCAGGTCGAACTCGGCGAAGGCGCCACCGCCCAGCAGGCCGAAGCACATCACGTTGTCGGGGACGACGATCAGCGCCTCGCCCTCGAGCAGGGCGTCCGGACCGGACAGCGGCGGGCGATAGCCAGCACGGAACGACCGCGCGAGCCGCGGGCGCGTCTCTTCCTGGAGCGTGCGCGCCATAGATCAGCCCCGCCGCCCGCCGTCGACCGTGACGTCGAGATCGATGTCCTCGGGTGGCGTGATCGGCCGGCCGCGGCTGTTGATCGGCGCCGAGCCACCGCGACGGCCCCAGAACTGTTCCAGGCGCATCGGAGGCCGAGCGTCGTAGACCCGATATGCGAGCTTGAGATCGGTGCGGGCTTGCTCGGCGGCGGCGCGGATCTCGCCGGCACGCGTCCCGCCGATGCCGAACGGCACCATCGCGCGCTCGGCGACGATGTCCGCAAGCGGCAGATAGGCCGCATCGTCGATCTCGTCGCCGTTGAGCTTGGCGACCCCATCGTGGAACAGCTTCTCGCAGACGGGCTCGATCAGGTCGTCGACCTCGGCGCGGTCTTCATCGCTGGGCGCTTGGCCGGCGGCGAGCACGCCAAGGTTCTTGAGAACCCGCGCGATCAGATCCTCGCGGGTCCGCATGTCAGCGGCCCTTCGCGGCGGCGGCGGGCTTCGGCTTGGTCGCCTCGCCGAGGTCGGCCTTCACCTGTGCAAGGTCGGCGGTCAGCGCCTCGACCGCGGCCTTGGCGGCATCGCGCTCGGCGGCGTTCACGCGGCCGTCCTCGTGGGCCTTGGCAAGGGATTCGCGCAGGTCGGACATGGCTGCGGAGGCGCCTTCCAGCGTTTTCTCGGCAGCATCGATATCGGCGACGAGGGCGGCGTTCTCCGCCATGCCGGCCTCGATCACGCCCTTCAGGCGATCGATCTCGGTCAGGGCGGTCAGCAATTCGTCGACGGCGGACGGCTCCGACGCCGGCACCTCGACGGGATGCGCGAAGGTGAGGCCGGTGGCGCGCATTGTCAGCGCATCGGCGGTCGCCAGCGACTGATCGGAGATGACGGACGGAGAGGCATGCCAGCCCTCGGGCAGGTCGGCGCCGGGCGCGAGGTCGAAGATCTGGGCGGACCCGTCGGGCTTGTAGCCCCAGGTTGCGATGGTCTCGATGGTGTCCATGAACGCCTCGTCGGAGGTGACGGGGCGCGCATGGCCCCAGAACGACGAAGGGCCCCACAAGGGGGCCCTTTCGTCTTAGCGGTGGTCGGACGGCTTAGCCGCTGACGCGGGTGCCGAGGCGCGGGTCGATGGCGGCCACGCCGTACAGCACGTCCAGGCGCCACGAGGACACGCGGTTCGGGCCGTCGAAGTAGGGCACGAGCATGACGTGGATGCCCTTGTAGTCCTGCGTGCCGATCTGGTCGGTCGGCACACCGGCCGGCTTCTCGAAGGGCACGCACACCAGCGCCAGCGCGTTCCGGTGGAACATGAGGTTCTGCTGGAAGGTGGACGAGGCCGCGCCGTTCCACGTGACCACCGCGCCGGCAGCCGGAGCAGCCGAGACGGTCTGGTAGGCGCCCGTGGTGATGATCGCCGGGGCGATCTGCACGGCCGCGTTGCCGGTGCCGTCTGCGGTGGCCGCGGCGGTGGCGACGAACTGCTGGAGGTAGGGCAGGACCTGCTTCGTCACCGGGTTGACGGCGAAGACACCCGCGATGCTGAACACCTCGCCCGCGCGGACCGTGGCGGCCGCACCGAGGCCCGCCATGTTGAGGGTCTGGCCCCAGGAGTTCGCCTGCGCTCCGGAATAGGTCACCGCCTGACCGGCGCCGTTGACGGTGCCGTTGGTGCGGGTGCCCGTGGTCAAGGTCGGGGCGTTCTGGGTCATGAACGGCTCGACACCGGCGAGGCCGCCGAGCTTCGCCTTGCGGTAGGCGTCGGTGTTGGCGCCATCGATGTAGAGCTGCGCCTGATTGCCGAGCAGCGCGACGTGGTCGGCCGGCGACAGGGCGGCGGAGCGCTCGTCGGACGGGACGGCCATCTCGTTGAGGCGCTGCACGCCCGCGAGGAACTTGCCGTAGTTCGAGATGGTGTTGCCCGGGGTGCCGACCCAGTTCCAGAAGTTCTGCAGAGCGCAGGAGTGGATGTCCTGGTCGATCTGGTTGGCGATCGGCACCATGGCGGGCTTGATCACCCGCTCGGCGAGGTCGCCGATTTGAAGGGCGAGGTCGGTCGAGGAGAACTGGAAGTCGACACCTGCCACCTTATTGACGGTGATCGCGGTCTTTCCCTCGATCACGTCCTGGTTGGACGCGACGAGGCCGGTGCGGACGCGGAACTGCGCCGGCTTCCGGATGGAGACCGTATCACCGACTTTGTAGCCGTTGATGTTCTTCGAGAACTCGTCCTCGTAGCCGCGGAAGACGCGGGAGCCCATGCCGAGCTCGTTGTCGAGGATCTTCACCGCCGCCTTGGCGATGATGTTGGCGGTCGAGAGAGTGTTGGGCACGGAGAGTTATCCTTCGATTGGTGGTGGTCAGCCGTATGTCTTGGCCAGCCACGCATCGAGATCGCTGTCGGGGGACGACGGCTTGGAGGCCCCGGACACCTGCTTGGCGGGCGGCGGAGCAGCGGTTGCGGTCTTGGGTTTCGCCAGGGTCAGGCGCTGTTCGAGCCGGCCGACGGCCTTGGCCGCCGCGCGCTCGCTCATCCCGTTGAGCTCGGTGAGCACATTGGGGTTCTTGGCGAGGTAGTAGGCGAGCAGGCCGCCCTTCTCGCTCTCGATCACCAGTTCGGTGACGTGGGGCTTCACCTCGCGGTCCTTGGCCTCCGCGAGCGCCTTGTCGAAGTCCGGGATCTTGCCCCGGGTCTCGTCGAGACGCTCCTGAAAGGCCTCGATCGCGGCCTCGCGCTGGGCGTCCTGCTCGGCAGCCTGCCGGCTGGAAGCCGCAGCCTCACGGTCGGCGATGCGCTGCTCGGCGACGGCGAGCTTCACGTCGTAACGACGCTGCGCGCGGTCGAATTCGGCCCAGTCCTTGAAGTCCTCTTCCTTCGGTGCCGGTCCGATCTCCTTCTCGATGGACGCAGCCCGATCCTCGCCGGCAGTCGGAGCCGCACTGCGAAGGGATGCGAGTTCGTCCTTGAGGCGGCCGATCTGGTCCTGCATCCGCTGGATGCCGGAACGCTTCTTCGGGCGATCCTCGCCGCCTTCGCCCTCGCCTTCGACCTTCGCAGGCTCCGGCTTCGGTTCGACTGAAGGCTCGCCCCCTTCTTCCCCTGGCGTTGCGGCGCCCGTCTCGACGTTGGCCGGCTGGCCTTCGGTCGTCGGGGGCGTCGCGTCCGAGGCTTCGCCACCTGCCGCCAGCGGCTCCGCCGGCGCGCCCAGCACGATCAGATCCTCGTCCATGTGTCGTGGTCCATGAAAAAACCCGCCGCGCTGAGAGCGGGCGGGTTCGGTGCATCCTCACGGCCTGGCAGCGGGTCCGCCGGCCTGCGGGATCGGGGTGGGCGCAATTCGCCCCACGGTGGGGCGCGCCGATCAGAATGGTGGGATTGCCGCTGACGGGGCTGTGCCCGCACGTCTCGCGACGGATAGTCCTTGGGGCCGTTTTGCCCGTCGGGTCAAGAGGATTCGCGCGCTACTGCGTCGGGTCGGCGGCCCAGAGGTTCACCTTCACGCCCGGCGCGGCACCGCCGAACACGTCGAAGCTCAGAAGCGCCGCCAGCGACAGGAGCACCGCCGGCAGCACGCGGGAGCGTTGCGCCTTGATCGTCACCGCCGTGTGCGTGTCTGCGAGGCCGTCCTGTGATGTGGTGAACTCGCGGGCCGTGATCTGCACCACGACCGGGCTACCCGTGTCGTCGACCATGTAGGAGAGCGGCGGCAGGGCGCCCCTGGGGCATGTGATAGGCCGGGCGAACGCCCACCGGTATGTGCCATCAGCCGCCGTCGTTACCACGGTGCGCTGGACGCGCGCCGCGTGCGTGTGATCCTCGCGGGCGAACTTCGTTGACGAGCCTCCCTTGCCATCGAGCGCCGTCGCGGGCGGTGTCGCATCGGACGCAACGGGGACCGCCTGCGCGATCGCCGCCGAGACCGCGCCCGCCGACATGCCGGTCGCATAGCCGGGCATGGTCAGAACCCGCCGCCGACGGTGATCTCGACGTCCGGCGCACCGCCATCGCCGAGCACGGCCGCGAACCGCTCGCCCTGCTGAAGGGTGCGGATCTCCACCGCGCCGGCCGGCAGCGCCATGGTCGACTTGGAGCCGAACTCGACGCGCGCCGCGACCGTGCCGCGGTTCTAGAGGCGGACCTGCGTGCCGGAGCCGTGCGGCAGGTTCGGAGGCGTCACCGCGGCGCCCGCGACGGTGTTCGCGCTCAGACGGATCGTGCTGAACGGCGTGGGGCGGAACGGCTGGATCATGCGGGCTGGCCCATCATCTCGGGCGCCGGCTGACCGAGCGCGCCAGGGTCAAAAGAAAAGGCGCCCGGAGGCGCCTGCGTGAAGTCGGTGGGGAGCGCCATGGGCGGCGCTTCGGGTTCGGCGGGCAGATCCGGCGGCGGAGGTTCGACCGCGGACATCTCCTCCATGATCATCGAGACCACCTCGGAGAGCTGCGCGACGGCCGCGGCGATGGCGTCGAGGCGCGGGTCGGCGGCGGGCGCGGTGCCTTCCATGCCCGGCACCTGCGGACGGCTGGCCTCCATCACGCGTGCCTCGGCTTCGATCTGAGCCTTCTCGATCTCGGCCTGGATCTTCAGCACGTCCGCCTGCAGCTTCTCGCGCTCAACGGCCAGCTTCTCCATGTCGAGCTGCTGGCGTCCGGCCTCGAGTTGCTGCTGACGCTCCTGCGCCTGCATGGCCGCCTGCTGCTCGGGTGAGGGCGGCATCGGAGGGAGCGGAGGCTCGCCACTCTCCTGCGCCTCCTGTGCCTGGATCTGGGGCGGCAGCATGGTGCGGATGCGCTTGGCGATCTTGTCCGCCATCGGCCAATCCTGCGCCTTGGCAAGCAGGTCGAGGACGAGGGGCGCAAGTTGCGGCGCGGCCTGCACCAACTGGATCATGCCGTCGAGCGCGGCCTCGCGACGGGTCGTGTAGCTCGGGCCCATCTCCATCGCGACGTCGTAGGCGCCGACCGTGACGTCGTTCTGGACCTTGTCGAGCGGCTGCCCGTCCTCAGCGAGGCCGCCTACTTGGTTGATCTCGACGAGGTCGACCTTGCCGTCCTCACCCACGATCCGAAGCGTGCGCGCCGTGTCGTAGACGTGGGGAATCATCCCGCAGACGATCGCGCCCGTATGCCGGATGCTGCGCGAGAAATTCACGATGTAGACGAAGGAGCCGACGTCGCCCTCGCGCTGGCGGGCCTGGATCGCCTTACCCGAGGTCTCGTTCGAGCGGGCGCCAAGCGAGGCGTCATAGACGCCCGTGACCGCCTTCATGTCCTCGGCCGCCTCGCGAGTAAGCTCGGCGAGGCCGGCGGAGGCGACGGGCGGGGTCGAGCGCTCCGGACGCGCTGTCGGAGAGGCGGGGTCGGTGTTGTAGGGCAGGAACGGGTGGTTGGTGCTGTTGGCCGTGTCCCAGATCGCCTCATAGCCCTTGAACATCTTCTCGGTGCCGAGGAACGGCGCCTTGGGCTGGAGCGCCACCACCTCCGTCTGGGTCGAGCGGGCATAGTTGTAGGCGCGCTGCGCATCCTTCGCGAACCGGATCACGCCGCGACGGGCCCGACGCTTGCCGATCGTCATCTCGACGCCGACGACCGGCACCACGGGGATGAAGCGGCCGGGGATCTCGGTAGGGCCGTCGAGCACGGCGTTCGCGCTGATCACGTAGCGCTCGACACGATGGCCGGGGCGGTTCTCCACTCGCACCCGAGCGCCCCCGGCCTTGGCCGCCTCGATCAGCGCCAGCTTCTCGGCATGGTCCTCGGCGCCCTCTTCCGTAAGGTCGAGGATCTTGCCGTCGGGCATCAGGGCGAGCGTCTTCTGGACTGGCGTCTTGGTGTAATACTCGGCGATGCGCACCATGTCGGCGCCCACCCACTCGGCCATGCCGGCGGACGACAACTCGCTGTCGCCGATCTCGGCCGCCGGGTGATCCGGATAGGTTTCCTCGTAGACGTCCCGGCTCATATCGACGGGCACGAAGCAGAACTTGGCATCCTCGCGGGTCGGCAGCACCGCGTCCGGATCCCAGCGGACGCCCACGCCATCCGGCACACCGACGATGCGGATCTCCTGCTCGAAGGTTGTGTCCGAGCCGTATTCCGTGATGACCTTCCAGTGCCCGATGCCGGCGCCGACCTGCTGATCCGCAGCAGCGAAGTAGGCCGAGGGCGCGTCCGAGCGGTTCTCGACGTACCGCACCATGCCGGCGATGACGTCCGCGGTCTCAGGGTCGCCGCGGCTATCCACCGGCACGACCTTGATGGCCGGACGCATCTGGCGAATGTCACCGGTGATCTGGGCGATGGTGGTCGGCAACCGGTTGAATTCCAGGCACGGTCGGCCCTCGTCCTCGCGCGCCTGCTTCTCCCGCGCGGGCCACTGCGCGCCAGGGGTCTCGAGAAAGTCGAGGTCCTCGTAGGCGTCCGTGCGGTTCTGGCGGTCGAACTCATCGGCGCGGCGCCACCGCTTTTTAGCGAGGTCGAGCACCTTCGCGAAGTCGTCGCCCTTGGTCTCGGTCGACGCCTTCGCCGGAGCCTCGGGCACAGCCGAATCCGTCGCGTCCGCCAGGGCGGCGCGTTTGGTCTTTCTGGCCATCGTGTCAGGCACCCATCCAGCCGCCGCGGCGACGGCCGCCAGCGCTGCCGATCTTGAGCGGGGCCGTCGGCTCCTGGAGCGCAACCGCGAGGTAGCGGAAGGCGTCGGCGCCGTGGCTGGCCCAATCGTGCAGCGGATTCTTCGAGAACTGACCCGTGTTCGGGTCGACGTCGTATCGGTAGTTTCTCAGACACTGGAGCCCGTCGGAGCAGGCGTCGGCATCGAACCAGCAGCGCGAGAACAGCGTGCGGGCGGCGTTGATGCCCTCGGCGACGCCGAGCTTCGGCGTGATGCGGACCTTGAAGCCCGCCGCCTCCATCTGCTGCGCGATGGTGCGCTCGGAGCCGAGCAGTTCGTTGGTGGCGTCGTGCGGCAGCCAGTGTTCGCCGTAGACGTAGGGCTTGCCCTGCAGGTGCTTCAGGTAGTGCCCGAGCGCGTGCCCGCGGTTCTGGTAATAGTCGATGATCCGGAACTCGAAGCCGACGACCTGCGCGAACCAGATCGCGGTCATGTCAGCCCGACCGAGATCCCAGAACGTGTGCACCGGCTTGGTGCCGTCGTAGGGCACGCGGGTGAAGCGGTTGGCTTCCGTCGCGGCCATGATCTCGTTGGCGTAGATCGCGCCGTCGAGCACGACCTTGCAGTGACCGTCCCAGACCGTGAGGTAGGCCGCCGGATCGCGCGCCTTCAGGTCGAGCGCTTCCTGTTTCAGGACGTCCGGGAACCAGGGATTGTCCTGCCAGCCGATCTTCACGACCTTGGCGCCGGTCGGCGGGTTCTTCACGAACCGCTTATAGGTCTCGTCTTCTTCCAACTCCGGGTTGAAGCTGATCCAGATCTCGGAGCCTTCCTTGCGGATGGTGGGAATCAGCACGTCCCAGGAAGTTTTCGAGACGGTGCGAGCCTCCTCGACCCAGCACACGTCGATGCCCTCGGTCGATTTCACCGAGGCGACGTTGTGCCGAAGCCCCTTGAAGATGAACTCGGTGCCGTTGGCGCCGAGGATGCGCTTCTCCTGGGTCTGGTAGAATCCTGAGAGGCCAAGCAGGTCGATTTGCTGGCCGAGCAGCGCGTGCGCCGACTCCGCGATCGAATTCTGAAACTCGCGGGCGCAAAGCACGCGGATCGGTCGTTGCGCGCCCATGATGAGAAGGGCACGGCCGAAGCCCCACGACTTCGCGCCGCCGCGGCCCCCGTAAGCGATCTTGTAGCGGGCGGGCTCGAACAGGAAGTCGAGCCGCTCCGGGAACTCAACTGTCATTGGAGGGGGCGGGCCGGATGAACTGCACGGTCAGACCGACCGGGATCGCGCCGCCGTCGCCATCGCCATCCACGGGCTGGGTTGGCTTGCCATAGCCGCGGTCGAGGATAGCGTTCGCGGCAGCGACGCGAGCGGCTTCGCTCTCGCCTCCCGTTGCGATCTGGACGAGGACCGCGAGGGCAGCCTCTGTGTGCTCGCGAGCGGCATCGCGGACGCGCGCAGCGGCTTTCGGCCGACCGCCGGGGTTGCCCGACTGCCCAGGTTGGAAAGCCATTGATAGGGCCTTGTTCTCAGAGGGCCATCAGCCCGTCCGCTGCTCGCCGGGCGTAAGACGGGAATGGGTCGCCAGAACCCTGCCGACCTTGAAGGCGGCCTCAGCCTCTACCGGGCGCCGCATCCGATGCAGATGTCATGCACCACGCGCTCGCGCTTCGGGCCCGTCGTCTGATTGGGCAGGCGGCCGCCGGTATCTCGGGCGACTCCTTGGCCGGTCAGCATCCACGGCCGCTTGACTGGCGTGTCATCTACAGCGCGGGGCGGTTCAGGCGCCTGCCGCTCAATCAGCGCCAAACCCTGCGCGCCTTCGATGTTAGGCGTTTGAGGCTCCTGCCGCTGGATGAGCGCCATACCCTGTGCAGATGCGCTACCTGACATGAGGAGGCCGAACAGCAAAGCGCAGACCGATCGGTTTGGTGCAGCCATCGACGCCTCCTGTCGGCACTAAACGCCGCGCCTGAGCCGTTGGTTCGCGTGGGGTCAGGCCGCCACGCGGATAGCGCCGGGCGGCGTCGGCACCGAAGCGGACAGCAAAGACCATCAGCGTCCGCACCCGTTGCTGAGCACGCGGCCGGCGCGGATCACGTGCGGCGCGTCGGGGGCGGTGTCGGCCGCCGGAGCGAGCAGGCGGCGCAGTAGGGCGATGTACTTCACAGCCGGATCCTCGTGAGAACGTCGCGCGCGACCTCCGCCAGGACGGCGCTGGCCTCGTCGCGGGGCGTGGTGTCGAGCAGGGCGACCGGCTCCGGCAGCGGGCGGAGGAGGCCCTTGCGTCGGAGGTGTGCGCCGTAGGCCGTGGCCGCGGGTTCGATGCGGCCGAGGCTGATCGCCTCGTCACGGGAGACGGGGCGGGATTTCATCCGACGATGGCCTCGTGCGAGCCGGGTTGGAGGACGTGCGTCTCGGCCCCGCTCCACCGGAACAGGTACTCGACGGCGCCGCGGTATTTCGGATTGTCGAGCAGGTACGAGACCGAGGAGACCTGCCACGCGCCGCCGGACGGCGAGGCGATGCGGTCTGCGTTCAGCCCGTCCGCGATGGCCTGGAGCGTCCGGCGCTGCCGGCGCTCGCGGTAGATGCGCCGGACGACCTTCGCTTGGTCCTCGACCACGCGGAGCCCGCCCTGCAGATCCTTCTCGTACCCGTAGGGCGCCTTGCCTCCGGCGAACCCACCCTTGCCGGCCTTGGCCAATCGACCGCCGGCCGTCCGGTCCCGGATCACGAACCGCTCGTTCTCCGCCATACCGGCGAAGATCGCGAAGAAGGTCCGGCCCATCGGGTTGGACGTGTCGATCACCGATTCCGTGACCGACCGGAAGGCGACCTCGTGTTGCTCGGCGAGATCGGAGACCGTCGTCATCGCGTGGCGGATATCGCGCGACAGGCGGTCGATCTTGGCGACGAGGAGCACGTCGAGCGCGCCGGCCTCCGCGAGGGCGACCACCCGACCGAACGCGGGACGTTCAGTCGGCTTCGTCGCGCCGGAGACGCCGGCGTCGGTCAGTACCTCGACCAGGTCGTAACCCTGGCTTTCGGCGAAGGCGCGGACCGCCTTCTCCTGAGTGTCGAGGCCGTGGCCGGTGGCGGCCTGCTCTTCCGTCGAGACCCGGAGGTATCCGACAGCCCGCGGCGCCCGCGCCGCCTTGGTCTCCTGTAGGACTTTCGTCCGGGCTCGCAGGCGGCCCAAGCGCTTTGAGCCCGTGACCACTTGTAAGCCTATGATTTTGCTGCGTTTTTCGCCGTACTCTGAGGCGATTTCAGAGTGATTTTCAAGTAGTCAGGAGACCTTGGAAATCGCTGAAAATCAGCCCGCCTTCCGAGCCCGCGGCATCCGCAGCTCGACGATGAACGACCGACCGCCGAACGTGCGCCGGCCGGTGCCGAGCGACAGCATCTCAGGGATGCCGACCTGACGCCGGCCCTTGCTCACGAGCGCGAGAATGCGCTTGCAGTGCGCGTCCTTGGCTTCGAGGTACTCGGCTTGATCGCGGAAGCGCCGACGGCAGAAGGCGCGGGCCTCCTGCTCGATCGCCGTGAGTGTGGCGTGCGCGCTCATCGGGGGCCGATCATGGCACGAGGGTCCGCCCGCGTCTGCCGAGGCAACGCTTAAGCCGGTGGGCGGTTCGCGATGTGATGGAGGGGGGCTGAAACGACGACGCCCGCGGCCTGTGGGGCAGCGGGCGCGGTCATTCCGACGTTGATGATTTGGCCTGTTTCGCCTCAGGGGTCAAGCCGGCTGGCGCGAGGCACGGATGCGCCCGTGCTCCGGGCCGCTCGCGGTGTGCAGATGATCCGCCACCTCATTCAGCAACCAGCGGAATCGCTCGCCGATCCGGGCCGCCCCGCGCTCGCCACCACCGACGGTGCAGGCCGCATAGGTCCCGAAGGTGTGACCCTCCACCAGAATGGCGCGGAGGAGGCGAAGCCCGACGCCACCGACGATCTTCTCGATTTTGAGGTTGAGATCCGCGACAGCGCGAGCCCGGAACGTCTCGCGGAGCATCCCCATCTCGCGGGACGGAAGCGGGCCATCGTCGCCGCCCGAGGAGACCAGCACTCCGAGCTTGGCGAACGAGTCCATGCGGCGATCACCGTCCTTCCGGCCGGTCCAGGCATCCTGAAGTAACCGCCCCACGGCGAACTCGACATCCGAGATCCGCTGCGGCCGGGCCGAGTGCTCCATGGTCAGCACGTCGAGCTGGCGGTTGACCTGGACCTCGATGAACTTGCCGAGCGTAGTCGGATCGGTGACGAGCCGGCGCCCGAGTTTGATCGCGGCATCACGCTCAATGTGCGGGTTCTTACGAAGCAGGCTCGCCCGACGCCGTTCCAGGGCGGTTGCCGGCTTGCGGCGGGCGCGATCGTCGGCCGCCCGGCGCTGAATACGGTCGAGCACCGCCACGCAGGCGGAGCGGTCGGCAGCGTCCGCCGCATCTGCGGCTTGGGCGAGCTTTGCGCCAAGGGCGGCGCGTTCGGCCTTCGCCGCAGCACGCTCTTCCGCTTTCGCCTTGATCAAAGCGCGGCGATCGGAGGATGCGGGGCGGGCCCGCGTGGTCGGAGAGGTGGAGGAAGACGAAGCGGCGACGGACACGAGCCAGACCTCGAAAGTGGCGCAACCGTTCTGGGCGCCGACAAGATCATGGGTCGATTGTCCGTTTCCTCATTGTCAAGAGGAATAATTGCAGCGCCGTGATTTGCCTCCGAAGCTGGGAATCACAGTCATGCCGGCTGGTGGCATGTCCGCACAGGGTGGAAAGCAGGCCTAGTACCTTGCTGCAGCAAGGGTCGGCTTTGCCGTCGATAGCAGACAGTCGATCACCAGCGATCACGGTTGCCAAAGGTGCTGGCACCTTCAGCGCAAGCGACGCCATCCGAGCACGATGCCCGACAGCGAGATGATCAGTCCAGCTGTAGAGAGAAGCCATACCACGACATCCCAGGCAGGCCGCCGCGCCAGCAACACGACGAAGTCCAGCGTGTGAAGGCCGTTGAAGAGCCAGCGGCGGATGCGGCCTGAGTGGTCAAGCCCACCAAGAACCTCGCCGGTCGCCGGATCGATGTGGAGCCAAGTGCTCTCGGGATCCGCGAACTCCACGCGCAGCACCGGAAGTTGCCGCGTCTGGTGGTGCGAGTACCAGTAGGCGTCCTCAGCCTCCAAAAGCGTTGTGCGCGTAATCGGCGCGTCCTGCAGGAGCTGCCGAGCGGCCGTGAGCAACCGCTCGCGCGGCACGGGTGCATCTCTGCAGCAGGAGTTCTGATCGCTGTCACGACAGAGCGGTGTCACCTGGGGCCGCCCACCGATGTGGTACAGGCGAAGCTCTACCGCGGGGGTGCAAGTAACTGCTTTCAGGTCTTGAACAGCAAGTGCAAAGCTTGGCTCACTCGTACCCGCATAACGTTCCAGCTTGGCTTGTGAGACAGCTCGCGAACTGAACCAACGGTTGGGATTCATGGACAGCCAGCCGCTTACGACGAAGGTGATCAGCGTCACTCCACCGATCACGCCCGCGAGGTGATGCCAGGCAGGCCAGCCCCGGTAGGGTGTGACCCGGCCCAAGCGATAGCGGTTCTTCAGCCGCAGCCGCAGAACGCCGATCCAGAACCCAGTCATTGCCGTGACGATGCTGATGCCGGACACCCAGAGCACGACCTCGCGCCACAACTCGGCCTGCGCTCTCAGTGGCGTCAGGTAGATCCAGTGCGGGATCGCTCCGAGCCAGTTCCACACGCGCTCGGTGCGGCTGGTGTCGAGAGCGACCTCGCCTGTCCGAGCCGAGACGTAGAGATGTGTTCCTGCCGGATCTTCCAAAGCGATCAGGTGGAACGGTCTCAGAGGATCATAGCGCGCGGTGACCGACCACTGATCGCGCGTGACCTCGTCGATGATGGACGGCCGTACGGCACGCGGATCCTGGGCAGCAACTGCGAGTGCCTGCTCCCCGCCGACGTTGTCGATGATGCGTCCGCTCTGTGCGGAAACGGCGGTTCGCGCCCCGTTCCAGGCTGTGACTCGGTAGACGGGCTCCGTGCCGAGCATCTGGAGGCGAAGGTCTTGGGGAAACCGAGGCTGACCCGCCGCAGCCAGAGCATCGGATGGACTAACCTGAACTCCGTCCCAGCGCAGAGGCTGGAGCCCGGCACGACGCTCCACATCGCTCAGCGCAGGGAAGCCGACATACATCATCACGACGCCGGACATGAACCAGATCGCGAAGAGTAGGCAGGTCACGATTCCAAGCCAGCGGTGGCCGAGATACAGCCACCGCTTCAGGATCTTCAGGAGCTTGGCCACGGCTCAGAACGCGATGTTGTAGGCCACCTCGACCGAGCGCGGCCGCCCCAGCAACCACGTGTTGGCGCTGCCGGTCACGGGGTAGATCTCATCAAGCAGGTTGTAGACTCGCACGCTGAAGCGGGAGTTGTCGGTCACGCGATAATCGACGCTACCGTTTACCACCTCATAGGAGGGTCGACGCACCGTGTTGGCAAAGTCGCTGAAGGTCTCCCCCACGAACTGCACACCCACCCGGGCCTCCCAATGCGGCGCAAAGGCCCAGGACAGCCACAGGTTGGCCACCCGCTCAGGCACCGAGATCGGCTGGTTGCCGGCGTAGTTGACGGCCACGCCACCTGCGGATTGCTGGAAGTTGTCGTACTGGGCGTGCAGCAGCGCCACGTTCCCCTCGATGCGCCAGTTCTCCCAGAGCCCGAGCGAGGCGAACGCCTCGACGCCGTGCGAGGATTGGCTGCCGACTTGGATCGACACCGTCGGCCGCAGCGGGTCGACCGTCAGCAGGTTGTCCTTCGTGATCCGGTAGCCGGCCAGCGTGAACTCTCCCCGCCCGCCCCAGAAGACCTGCTTGTACCCGACCTCGATCTGTTCGCCGGTCGAGAGCTCGAAATCCTTCTGCGCGAGGGAGAGCGTGATCAGCGAGTTCACCGGATCGACGGCCGTGGCGTAGCTCACGTAGAGCGAGCTGTCGGGGGTCGGATTGTAGACCGCTCCGAAGCGGTAGCTAACGGCACTGAAATCCTTCGTGAACCCGGACAAGGGCGCCCGCAAAGTCTGCTGGCGGACTGTCGGTGCATCGTAGCGCACGCCTGCGATCAGAGAGAGCTCATCGGTCAGGACAAGCCGGTTCTCCGCGAATAGCGAGTACTGGTCGGAGGTGGTCGCATATCCCGGCGTGGTTGCGTCGGGGCTAGAAAACAGGCCGGGACTGAACAGGAACGGATTGATGCTGCTCTCGCCGCGATAGGGCGAGTTGTTCGTATGTCGGAACGTGATGTGATTGACATCAAAGCCCGCAACAAATTCATTGCGGAAGCCGAACAGGGTGCCCCGGAAAGCGGCATCAAACCGGTTCCCGATCTGCTCCTGATTATGGAAGATCTCGATCGGCGAGGTGCGTCGGACAAGTCCTGTCGCAGGCACGAAGGCGTAGCTCTCGACGTTGCGCCAGTGACGATCCGAGAGCAGCCGGTAGGAGGTGTTGCGGATGGTGATGTCGGCGGTCGGCGTCCACTCCGTCCTAAACTGTGTCCAGTTGTCCTGGAACACGATCCTGCTATCGTCGACGTTGTAGTTCTGGAAGCGCAGGCGCGGATCGATCCTGCCGCCGATCAGCGGTGTCCCGAAGTATCGCAGAGGCTCTTGATAGCCGTAGTCATGCGACAGGGTGAAGGCGAGATCCGGAGTGGCCTGGTAGAGGATTGAACCCGATACGGCGAGGTTGGCGAAGTCGCCGTTCTGGTTGAGCCAGCCGTTCGCTTGGTTGCCGCTGACGTTGAGGCGGTAGAAGACGTCCTCGCCGATAGGGCCACCGCTGTCGAAGGCCAGACGCTTGACCCCGTCCGAGCCCAGCGCGGCCCGGGCAGCGTTGATCGGTACGGCGACAGGCCTCTTGGGCACGACGTTGATCACGCCGCCGATCGCACCGTCTCCGTAGAGCACTGAGGCGGGCCCGCGCAGCACTTCGATGCGATCGACGTTCCAGGTGTCGAACGGATAGGTGATTGTGCCGGCCCCGACGTACAGCCGGGTCCCGTCATAGAGCTGCATCACTGAATTGACGCCGGCGAAGCCGCGGGAGGTGTAAGCGCCCAGACCGTTACCAGGCGCACCGATAGTCGTGATGCCGGCGGCGTTCTGGGTGATCGCCTCCTGCACGGTCTCCTGACCGCGTTCGCGGATCTTCTGGCCCGGGATGACCTCGATGCTGGCCGGCGTCTGCAGCGGCGACAGGTTGAGGCGGCTGCCGCTGCGGTTTGGCGTGGTGAGGTTCAGCCCTGTGGGCGCCGAAGTGTAAGGAGCAGGTGCAAGTAGGCGCGTGCCTGATCCTGCACCGGTGACGGTTAGTTCTTCCAGCGTGACTGCATGTCCGTTGCCCGCAGCTTCTCCCGGCTCCTGGGCCGCCAGAGGATACGAGGCAAGAACGAGGGTGCTGGTGGTCAGGAGCAGAGCAGCGGCCGAACGTGTGCGCTCGTTTGGCGAGCGAGTGCGGCAGAAAGCATCGGACATGAAACGTGGAGCCTCGGGCGACGGCAGTGGCACGTCACCGCGAACGAGGCCTCGGGTAACCGCCTCCTCGCAGGAATTGCGGACCCTCGACACCCGCCAGGACACCCCGCCCGACGCGTTTCGCGTGTGACCACGACTGACGGCAGGTCTCCTGGCTCGCGGGTCGCTGCCCTCTCACCGTCTTCCCGGGCGAGGCTGCCCAGTGACATGGTGGCGGAAGGCTCGCCGCTTACAGTTGCGGGGGCAGCCGCGGCATCGGGTTACCCCTCACCGCGTTCCCTTTTGATCCCCGAGGGGAACCGTCACGCGCATATTACCGCCATCGTCAGCGCAATCCGTCGTTTGGGAGCAACACCGAGCACAAAACCTTTCCTTGTGCCCAACCATGGGGAACGGTTCGACTGGGTCTCCTGCGGAGATCCTCGAACGTCTCCTTTCACCTTGATAGCGGCTTAACTCTCAGACGGCTTCGTAGGGCTGCTCGGGGTCGAAGGCGGCGGTCGGCACATCCAGACTGCTACACCGGCAGTCTTATCGCTTAGCTATGATCTGCGATCAGCTGTGTTCTTCGCCGTCGCGATCCGCTCGCAAGCCGTGATGCGGCGCCGGTCGAAGGTGGCCCGGCTCCAGCCCTGCGCGACGCAGAACTGCGCGATCGATCCGCCGACCTCGCCGCCCGTGGCCATCGCCCGCGCCCAGACGAGCACAGCCTTACGATTGTCGCTTCGGTCGCCGAGCACGGTGCCGGAGAACGCCACGATGTCGAAGGTCGCGTCCGGCACCTTACGCGTCGCAGCGTGCAGGGTGTTGCCGCGTGGGGCGTAAATCGGCGTGAACGGCATCGCGCGGAAGGCCGCCTTCAGCCAGCGCTCCACGTCCCCCCGCGTCCATGGATCGGCATTGTGCCGGGGCGGATCATATCCTCCGGCAAGGCGGGGCTTCATTAGGAGGAGGAAGACTCCGCAAAATCAGCAGGCACCTTCGTCGTCTCGCCTGTAAGCGCCGCCTTCACGATCGCTGAAAGCGTTTCGGCGTCAATGCGCATGTAGAGATCATCGACGTTGCCGTAGTCGAACTTCATCCAAACTGACACGCCGCCATCGGCCTTTACTGCCGTCACTTCCTTGATCTGGCGCCTTCCTCCATTGGCACCGATGCGCACGTACATCGTCTTCTCTCCCTCCTGGAGTGCCCCGCCGCCTCATTCTGACGGCAGGGCACTTCCAGTCCTATCAGGTCATCACGCCGCCTGCTGCTTAGCCCGCGCGCCTCTGTCCGAGACCGAAACCCTTGGCCATCGCCGATCGCTGGGCCGAGTAGTTCGGTGCTGTCGTCGGATAGTCGGCTGGCAAGCCGTAGCGCTCGCAGTAGGTATGCGGAGTAAGGCCGTGCACCGCGAGGTGCCGCTTCAGCGTCTTGTACGGCTTACCGTCGATGAAGGAGATCAGCGCATCTGGCGTGACTGACTTGCGGATCTGCGCTGGTGTTGGCTTTTTGATCTCGATTTTTTCTGCCTCAGGTGCAGATGGAGCTTTCCCGATGCCGGATAAAGCGGCATGGACGCCAACAATTAGAGCCGGCAGCTCTTTGGGCGGCAGCACATTGTTGCCGACATAGGCACTGATAAGCTCAACCGCAAGTTTTACCGATCCATTATCAGGCGGATCCTCGGACGCATTGTTGGCCATATGGAAGTCCTTTCTGCAGAGGCTTCGAAAGCGCAAAATGAATTACATGGATTTATATGCTTTGTCTTAGAGTATTGTGCGCAATTCGCTTTTGCGATGCCGCGAACAGCCACAGCGGCACGCTGTCGGCAGGGTTGGTCAGGCCGCGGTCGACCATGATGGAGCCGCGGCGTTCGAGGTGGATCTCGCGCTCCCACAAGGAGATGCAGCGGCGCGGATAGAGCGAGACGAGGGCGCCCGTGCTGTCCGACCGCAAAGCGCCGGCCGCGCGGTGGACGCCGAACAGCGCTTCCGTGCTCCAGCCGAGATCCGCAGCGTGCTCGCCCCACTCGTCGAGGAAGACAAGCATCGCCTTGCGGACAGGGCGCCAGACGCCCTCAGCCCGCCCTCGCCGGCCTCGCGCCAGATCATGCCGGGGCAGGGCACGCGGTCGTCCGGCAGGCTGAGCACGCCGGCCCGCCAGGAGGCGACGAGGCGGGCGGAATCGGTGAGGGCGAGGGCGGCGCTCATGGCACCTGCTCCCGGTGCGCCGACGCCTTGGCATCGAGCCGCGCGGCGAGCTGCGCGAGCGAGCCGACGGCGACCTCGCGGAACTTGGCGCCGTGCTCGTGCAGCACGTCCTCACGCGCCGCAGCGACGGCTTCGGGCGACGGTCGAGGGCGCCCAGGCTCAGTCTCGCCTCCCCGGTTCAGCCACGCCGCCGCCGCGGCCTGGACCTTGGCCCGGTCCTCGTCCGACGGCGGCTCGTAAACCTCCGCCTCAAGGATCTGCCGGATGTGGACGAGCTTCGCCCGCAGCGGGATCAGCCCCTCGCGGACCTCGGCAGCGAACTCGGCCGGCGATGGACGCCAGCGGCGCGACCAGGGCAGGAGCGTGAGACCGCTCCGGAAGCGCTCGGCCGCCCCGTGGATGCCGGCGAGCGGGAGATCCTTCAGCGCCGAGATGTACTCGGAGATCAGAACCTCTTCCTCCTCCGCACCCCGCCCGCGCCCCTGCTCGAATCCGAGGAGAACCCGGCTCACCATCGCGTCAACGTGGTCGCGGCGCTGGCTGGGCGCGAGTTCAGCTCTCAGCCGCTCGGCGACGTCGGAGAGCGCGCGACGCTCCGCTGTCGTGGCCGCCATAGCCCGCGGCACGCAGAAGCGCGTCGGCTGGCCGTCCACCGGAGCCAGCTTGCCATGCAAGGCCGAGATCTTCGCCTCGACCGGGTTCAGCGTCGGGAGAGTTCGCATCGACGGCAGGCGGCTCGACATCGTAGGGCCCTTCCAGGGATCGCTCGTAGAGGCGGACGACACGGCCAGCGAGGCCGGTGGGTGCGGGGGGATTGCTCCTGTGGGAGCCAGAGGGCGGCGTGCGGCCGGGCCGATATCGGCGGCACCATTTCCGCCAGGAGACGCGCCAGTCGTGCGAGAGGAAGTTCCGCTCGTGGTTCCAGTCCCGGAACTGCTCGGCTTCGTGCTGGACGGCCTCCGAGGGCACGCCGGCGGCAGCCGCAATCGCCTCGTCCTCGGCGTCAGGGGACCAGCTTCGAGGCAGCGCGGTCGCACGCGTCTGAGGGAGAGATTCTTCTTCTTTCTCTTCTTCTCTATCTATCAACGCGCGTTCAACGTCCGTTCGATCGCTGCGTTGATTTTGCTGGGCTTTTTCGGGAGAATTAGCCGCGGCTAATTTCGCGCGTGTTTTTTTCTTTTGTCGCTCCGTGCCGCTGATGCGACCGGCGGCGGCGGCGTCGAAGCTTCGGGCGCGCTGCCATTCAAGCTCTTCGTGCGTCGAGGTGCTGTCGATCCGGTTGTCGCCCGTGAGGGTGATCTTTCCGGCCTCTGCGAGGCCCTCGATTGCGGCGCCGGCACGCCGTTCCGTGAGGCCGGTGCGGCGGGCGAGGGTGCGGGCGGTGTCCGTGATCGGGCCGCCGGTCTCGTAGATCCGGAGCAGCACCGTCACGTAGATCAGGCCCTCGTCGGGCTGGAGGCCGGACAGGGCACCGAGCAGGGCGCTCGGGCCACACCGGAACCAGGGGAGGCGATCAGAACTCATCGCGGCTACTCCGCAGCCAACAGCATCGGCGCGGGCTCAGCCGGCGTCGGATCGAACTTCGTTGCTTCGTTGCCGAAGGTGTCCCAGCCCGGCCGGGACTCGCGCGCGAACACCTCAATCCGAGGGCCGGCGCAGAACCGCTCGACGCGGCGGTAAAACTCGTCGGGCTTCCGGCTGTGCTCGCGCACCGGGGCGACGATGACCTCGTGCACCGCCTTCGATTGCCGAACCGGGCGACCTCGGCGGAAGAGCAGCACGTCCTCAACGTTCTTCCGGGTCGTGTAGCCGGTGCCCGTGTGCAGGCCGTTGGCGAAGAAGAAGAGGGGATCACAAGGCGCCCGCTCGGTCTTCACCCAGACGAAGGCGCGCGCCGAGTAGCGGAAGCCCCAGGCGCGGGCGATGGCGAACGGTGAGAGGCGCGAGGCCGAGCGCACCGGCGCATCAAGCTTCGGACTCGTCACCCACATGAACAGCCAGCAGCCGTCCGGATGAGCGAGGTCGCCGACGGGCATGTCCGCGATCTCGCGGTCGGACATGCGCCCGTAGTGCTGGGGGCGCCCCTTGGTGCCGGCGGAGAACGCCCACGGAGGATCGATCGCGATGGCGCGGTAGTGGTGCTGGGGGATGCCGACGAAGGGGCTCATAGCGGGAGCCTCGCCGCCTGCGGCTCCAGCGCCTTCACCACGATCACCAGCTCGGGCTTCGTGGCGTAGAACTTCCGCACGACGCCATCGACGACCGCAGCGTCGTCAGCCCAGACGACCGTGTTCAGAGCGTCGGTGACTTTGGCGATGTTGTCCCAATCGGGCTTCACGCCAGGGCGGAGGCTATGCGCGATGGCAGCCTCGCGCTTGGCCTTCGACCAGCTTTTCGGGATCGGGAAGAAGGCGAAGATCGTGCAGTCGAGGGGGCCGGTCAGAAGGGGCCGGCCGCGCATGGCGAGACCAGCCGCGACGCGCAACGCGCCCTCATAGATCTCGGTTTTCTGGTCAGGGTGCGAGTGGATGCGGGGCTTCTGCCCCGCACGCTGGACGAGCTGCGCGCGGTGCCGACCCTTGCCACGGGGTGCGCCCGGAAGGCGGATAGTGACGGAATCGGACACCGCGCACCTCCGTCAGGCGTCGACGGTCTGGCGAGACCGGCTACGGCGCCGGGACGGAGCGGCCGCAGCCTCTTCCGCCTCGCCGCCTTCGTCCTGGTCGTCGCCCTCTTCCTCGTCTTCGGGCGGCTCCGGCAGATCGCCGCCATCCGGGAGCGGGTTGCCGCCCTCGTCGCCTTGGCAGAGGACCTCGCCCGTCTCGGGATCGTGCGGCGTCTCGTCGATTGGAAGCTCGGGCTCGTCCTTGTCCGCCTGCGGCTCACCGCGCGAGCCCATGAAGGCCGACACGCTGGCGAACACGAGGATTGCCTGCTTGCCGCCGTTGGTCGCGAGCTTGGTGATTTCCTCGACCGTGTCGGAGCCGGAGACCTCGAGCTTGATGCCCTCCTTCACCGTCCACTTGCCGAGGCCGACGACCATGTACGGGAAGTCGCGATGGGCCACGACGTGCACGGCCTCGCGGACGAGTTCGGAGGCGATGCGGCCGGCCTTGTCGATGATCTGGCGCTGCTCGCGCTCGCTCATCTTCACCCAGCACGGCATGGTGCGGGCGATTTCATCCAGGATCTTATCCTGCACATCGCCGCGAAGGGTCTTCTCTTGAAAACCCGAGTCTTCTGTGGCTTCCATAGCTCTCTCCAAATGACGGGCACGACGCCCGACCTCATTGACCGCTCGGTTCCCCGCTTCGCGGATGGGGTGCCGGGCGGTTTGTGTTTCAGGGGTTGCGGGTCGCGCTGAGGGCCCCGAACAGGGGCAGCTCGCTCAGGTCACCCGTGGCCGCCTTGCGGAGGCGAGGCGCTGCAGCAGGCGCCGCGACAGGTGCTGGTGCGGCCGCGACTCGCTGACCGAGCGCAGGCGCCGACGAAGGCGACGGCGTTCCGCCCAGGCGCGCAGACGTCGGGCGATCTCCTCGAAGAGCCGCATCCAGTTCCCTCCGGAGTTTTTGGTTTTCGGCCTCGATGGCGTCGGTGCCGTCGGCGATGTGCTTGCAGAGCCGCTCGTAGGCGGCGCGGATGTTGAGCGCGTCGTGCAGACCGACCGTCACGTCCGGGGCGCGTCCGAGCACCTTCCGGATCCATGTCGGCGAGCGTCCCAGCTTCGAGCCGAGGGACTCGTAGGCGCGCATCCGCGAGCCAAGTGTCCGCTCTTTCACGGCGATGATCGAAGCCAGATCCGGACGGATCTGCTCCAGAGCTTGTTCGGCCGTCATCATTGCGCGGCCACTCCCCGACTTTGACCGCATTCGGTCAGCCCTCCGTGCTTCAAGAAGATCGAAGCAACGGAGCGCGTCGGATGCGGGAGGTGAGAGGAAGACGCAGGTACACAGGCAGGAGCGCGACGGCCGACAGCTTGGCGGCGGAGGCAGGCGCGCGAGTAGGATTGGCCCGAGAAAAGGGCCGCCCCCGCGGGAACGGGAGCGGCCAAGTCCTTGGGAGGAACACCCATCACGGGTGCGTCGGCCGCGGGGCAGCGGCGGACTTCGGAAGCGCCGCGGGAACGGCGCGAATGGGGGACGGGTCCGCCGACGTCCGAAACAGTGACGACGGACCCGACCAGCCGGCAAAATCCGGCTCGGTCTTGGAAATCACTGCGGAAATGCTTTACGGGAGCAAAATCATACAATTTTCTCAGAAAGAACAAATATTCAGGCCAAAATCCAACGCGGGTTATAGCATAAATTCCAATTTTAAGTTTATAATAGCGCTTAAAAACATTGATAACTGGAACCGCGGCCATGGCCGACGATGCGCCCAGGGTATCCTGCCCCTTCTTGCGAGAGCTGTTCGCACTCCTCACAACAGAGCTGCCGGCGTCTCCGCTCGGCGTGCAGGACCAGTTGTTCCAGCTGCTGCTCGATCTAGAGAGACGAGCCCAGAGCAAGGGGGCCGAGCCAAGGTCCCTTGCGGCGATAGCCGCAGCGCGCAAGACAGCAGGCGCCGCAGCATCCACCATCTGGCCACCGCGCGACCGCTGGAACTGAACGGCACCGGTCATGGCGACACCCACGAAGCGAGCCAGCACACCCCGCATGCCGCTGCATCGACCGCGCCGACAGCGAGCGCCGAGAGCGACCCGCGCAACGCAGCGCGAGCGAAACCGGCAACAGCGCAGACGGCGAGGATGAGTGCGAGCGCGGCCATCTCAGGCGCGCTCCACTTCATCATCGGTGAGAGCGAAGGGAACGAGGACGCAACGCCTTGTGCTCTGCTCGGGTACCCCCATCGAGGTAGAAACGCAGCCAGCTCGATAACCGGGCTGGACGCTCCGTCTACTCGAACGCAGCATCGCCCTGACGACACCACCGATGAGGGCGAAAATGGACGTCCAAACGCAACTTCGTGCAGCACGCGCAACTGCAAATGCGCTCGAAGCCGAGATAACCCTACTCAAAGTTCGTATGCGGCGGATTATAGCCGCTCTGGTTGTGATCGCGGTTGTTACATGTGTTGTTCGTATGCTAGATCTTCTTGCATAGTTCTTTGGAGCACTGACCGAAAAAGTCAGTTTCTTGTTCTGTTCTGTGAAGCGGGGTCGGAACTGACATGCCGAAGGCGAGAAAGGCTTGCCGCCTTTGGTCAAAGCGCAATTATAGAAGTCCTGCACAATCGAGATGAAGAGCCGCGATGCGGCCGGTATCATCGCCGAAAGGCGATGACCGGAGACGACCATGCGTCCCGAGGGCTTAGACGACATCATCGCCGAGCAGGCCGCACAGCAGCAGGTGTTGCTGATAGCGCTCCGGCGGATCGCAGCGCTCACCAAGGAGAGCGGGAAGGATCCGGCCACCGTGCGCGCATGGTGGAAGGAGGACGGGCACGAGGCGATGGACGAGGCGACCTTCCTCGTCGCGCCCGGCCACGACCGCATCGTGCGCAGGAAGGCGAAGGCGCGGCTCGACGAGATCATCGAGATTGGCCTTCGGTAACGAAGGCTTCCCCGCCGTGCGGAGATAGGCAGCGCAGCGGCTTTGCACGCTCGTCGGCCGAGGGTTCCGGAGCCGGAACGCCCGCTCCTCGAGGCCCGGGCGTGGACGCAATCAATTCAGTGGCGGTGACCTTGCCGGCCGTGCCCGCCACGATCTTGCGGATGGTGGCGCCGCGCGGATCGCGCTCGCCCCGAATGATCCGGTGAATGGTGGATGGCGGCACGCCGATCTCGCCCGCGAACGCGGTCGGGGTGATCTGGCGCTCGGCCAAGTAGGCAGGAAGGTCCATGGCCCATGAAATCGCCAATTGGCGAAATTTGTCAACGGAGATCTCGCCATATGGCTCTGGTCGCTGTGCGGGCGGCCGAGCAATTTCGCCTGATGGCGATGCCCGAACTGAAACGACGCCGGAAAGAGAAGAAGCTGACGCTGGAAGCCCTGGCGCAGCTCGTTGGCGTGTCGTTGTCCCAGGTTCAGCGCTTCGAGACCGGCGAGAGAGAGCCGAAGAGGACTGAGCTTGAGGCCCTGGCGCGCGCGCTCGACTGCACCATTCCAGAACTGCTCGGCGAAGAGTCGTCCGGAACGACCCAGCCGCCCCAGCGCGGAAACCTGCTGCCGGTGCCGTTGATCGGCCGGACAGCGGCAGGCATCTTCCGTGAGGTGATCGAGTTCGACGACGGCGAGCCGGAATATGTCTTTGAGCCAGAGGACGAGGATTTCCCGAAGGCCAAGCGCTTCGCCCTAACGGTGGAAGGCGACAGCATGAACGCGTCCGACCCGCCGATGCCGGACGGCTCGCGCGTCATCTGCTTAGACTTCGAGCAGACCGGACTTCCCTTTGTGGAGGGGATGATCGTCGTCGTTCAGCAAATCCGAGAAGGCGGTCACCTCAGGGAATGGTCGGTGAAGCAAATCGAGCTTCACGGTGACGAGGTTTGGTTCTGCCCGCGCTCGACTAACGGCAAGCATAAACCAATAAAAGTCGCCAACGACCCCGATGACGATCGCTGGAACAAGCTAGATGTTATCGGACTTGTGCGCGACGTCTCGACAAAGGTTCGCATGCCGAAGTTCCGCGCGGGTCGATAACTCGCCCGTTGGCTTATCCTCGTTTTCCACAGGGCCCGGCTTGTGAAAGAGCCGGGGATTGCCAGCAAATGACATGGACGACTCGCTGTCCGACCTAGAACACAGCGTGAACGCCAACCGGGAAGGAAACACGCTTGTTCGATGAAGTGTCCACGATCCGAGCCCGCTTCACGATGCGGCTGCGGTGCCACAACTGCAAACACACAACGACGCGAACCATCGAATCGCCTGCTCTCGAGGACGCGCCTTGCAGCGTAGAGGAGCTACTCGAAAGCGCATGGCTCCGGCGCCAAAGCTTTGCTTGCGGCGAGTGTGAGAACCCCATCGCGACACTCATCAGCGTGAAGCAGGAGGAAATCGTCTAGGGACAGCGCGCCCGCCGGTATATTTCGCCAATTGGCGAAAACTGGCTTGACGCTGTTTTCGCCAATTGGCAAAGTAGCTCCATCGCCGCTCACCGAGCGATGGAGCCTCCGGTGCCCCACACCAGCCCCGCCGATTACTGGATCGACCGCCTCGACGGCGCCTTCGCCGTCTTCTCTGCCTCGGGCATCGAGCTTGAGGGCATCGAGAGCCGCGGCGACGCGCAGAACCACATCCTCGACCTGATCGAGCGCGACCGCGTCGCGACCCAGGAGGAGCGCGCCGCGCTCGCCGACTTCGAGGCCCAGCAGCTCGCCGAGGCCGCGTGATGATCGCGTTCCTCAACTCCCTCCCGCCGCTCCAGGCCCTCGCGGTCTGCGGCATCGGCGCCCCGGTCGCCGCGCTCGGCTTCGCCTTCTTCCTCTACGACGCCGGCCGTTTGGTCCGCCTCGCGATGACGGGGCGACTGTGATGGTGGCCCTCGTCCTCTGCGACTCTACCGGTGAGATCGGTGACGCGCTGAACCGCGCCTTGGATCAGGTCGAGCAGGCCCTCGCCCTCGCGATCAGCGTCAGGGACGGCATCGCGCCCGACGTTCGGCTCGGCGACCACGCGTGGAAGGTCGAACTGCTCCGCGCCCGCGCCGTGAGCCTCGCCGGCTTCTGCGACTGCATCACAGCGGCTGACAGCAAGGCCGCTGCGACCGACGCCGCCCCTTCCCTCACCACCGGTTCCCGCGAGGCAGCATGAGCGCGCTCTCGAACTTCGTCTGGGTCGCCGTGCTCGCCCTGCCGCTGATCCTCATCGGCATCGGGGCTCACATGGCCGGCGCCGAGCGCCGCCCCCACCGGGAGGGCCGCAGCCGTGGCTGACCGCACCCCCCCCCGAGCAGCAGGCGCTCGCCCACCTGTTCCTGGCCCTCGGCATCCGCCTCCCGCTCCGCGCGGGCGGGATGCACGGGCGCGGTCTCTCCGAGGCCGACGGAACGCCGCTCTTCATGGGCGCACCGACCGGCAGCCTGTCCACCGACCGGGCCCGCGCGTTGGCCGCCGCTGCCGCGATCAACACGGCCACCGGCACGCCCGACCACGAGGCCGCACCGCTCCCGGTGCTGCGGCCGCTCACCGCCGACGTGATCCGCGCGGCGTCCGACCCGCTCGACCCCGAACACCTGATCGCCGTGGCGCGCACCGCCCGGATCGCCCCTCGAGGACAGCAGTCGGAGGCGGCTGAATGAAGCGCTGCTCACGCATCTGCGAATGCGGGGATCATGCCTGGATTGGCCTCACCAAGGGCTTCGTCGCTTTGGTGGACGCTCATCAGGCGCCCGTACTCGACCTCTGGTCCTGGTACGCCACCGTGGTGCGCTCGAAGGCCTACGCCAGGAGATCCGCCAGCAAGGTGGTGAACGGGCGGGTGGTGACCTGGACCGTGTCGCTGCACCAGCAGCTTCTTTGCCTGCCTCAAGATCTGCGCGTCGATCACGTCGACGGTTGTGGCTTAGATTGCCGCTCCTCGAATATGCGCCCGGCATCGGCGACCGAGAACACGATAAACGCCCGCAGGCGCAAGTCAGCGTCGGGTTACCGGGGCGTCTACAAAGACTATCGCGGGCGATGTTTCCGGGCGCGCATCATCATCGGTTCAAAGTTTATCCACCTTGGATGCTTCGAAAGCTCGGAGGCCGCAGCAAGGGCCTACGACAAAGCTGCATTGCAGCACTTCGGCGAGTTCGCTGTCCTCAACTTTCCGGCGGAGTGACCCCCATGGAGATGATCGACAAGGCCGGGATGCGGCCGACCGTGCGCATCCATCACAACCTCTACCAGGGCACCGAGGAATGGCTCGCGGCGCGCTGCGGTCTGCTGACCGCGAGCGAAATGGGGCTGATCATCACCCCGGCGACGCTCAAAGCCGCCAAGAACGAGAAGGAGCGCGCCCACCTCTACGAGCTGCTCGCCCAGCGCATCAGCGGCTACGTCGAGCCGCACTTCGTCAGCTTCGACATGGTGCGCGGCCACGAGGATGAGATCGAGGCGCTCGCCCTCTACGCGAAGCACTTCGCCCCGACCGAGGCCGTCGGCTTCGTCACCAACGACAAATGGGGCTTCACCATCGGCTATTCGCCCGACGCCTTCGTCGGCGCCGACGGCTTGGTCGAGACGAAGTCCCGACGTCAGAAGTACCAGATCGAGACCTTCGTCGTTCACGTCCTCGCGGAGACGATCCCCGCCGATTACGTAATCCAGATCCAGACCGGGCTTCTCGTCACCGAGCGGGCGTGGTGCGACCTGATCTCGTACTCGGGCGGCCTGCCGCTGGCCCGCATCCGCGCGTACCCCGACCCGAAGATCCAGGCCGCGATCGTCGAGGCGGCCGAGGGGTTCGAGACCCGCCTGGAGGAGGCCCGCGCCAAGTACCTCGAAGCCATCGAGAAGGCGGGCAACATCCCGACCGTGCGGCGCGTCGAGGGGGAGATCCTCGCGTGACCGACCTGTCGCAGACGATAGCGCCGAAAAGCGACCAGCTTAACGCCGACGACCTGATCGGCGGCCCCCGCACCATCAAGGTCACGCGCGTTTCGCCGATGCGCGAGCCCGACCAGCCGATCGCGATCTTCTTCGAGGGCGACAACGGCAAGCCCTACAAGCCCGGCAAGTCGATGCGGCGCGTGCTCGTGCGCGTGTGGGGCGTTGACGGGGCCGCCTACGCCGGCCGCCGGATGACGCTCTACCGCGACGACTCCGTGATGTTCGGCGGCGTGGCCGTCGGCGGCATCCGCATCAGCCATATGTCGGGCATCAGCGAGAGCGTGACGCTCCCGCTCACGGTGACCCGCGCGAGCCGCAAGCCCTTCACGGTGAAGCCGCTCCCGGCCGAGCGCGCCCCGACCGGTGGCAAGCCGACCGGCGAGGACGCGCGGACCAAGCTCCTCCGCATCGCCCGCGAGAAGGCCGCCCTCGGTGGCGCCGATCTCGATGACTGGCTCGGCAAGCTGAAGCCCGATCACCGCGCCGTCGTGGACGAGATCGAGGCCGAACTGCGCGACCGCGCGGCCGAGGCCGACGACCGCCTGCCGCCGGACGACAACGGATTCCCCGGGTTTGCCCCGGCCGATGAGGAGGTCGCCTAACATGGGGGCCAGCGCCATCTTCGACGAGGCCGCAATCCTCGCGGCCGTCCTCACCGGCGAGCGCCACGCCGCTATTGCAGAGCGGTTTGGCTGCACCCGCCCGCGCGTCAGCCAGATCGCACGCAAGCACGGCTACGACAGCCGGGCCGCCGACTTTGAGCGGCGGGCGATGAAGCGGGCTGGCGTCAAAGCCGAGCCCGTCATCCCGAAGCGGAACGGGCGACCGCCCAAGCTGGAGCTTGTGCCGCCGTGGGCCGCCGAAGTGGCCGACGACTATCTCGACCACCTCCAGGATTTCAACGAGTTCGTTGCTGCCCGCCACTGCCGTGGACTGCTGCAGGAGCGCCGCCGGGTGGAGAGCATCGACGCCCGTCTCGGGAGGGCTGCCTGAGATGAACATGCACGCCCATCATCTCACGCGGCACCAGGTGATCGCGCTTCTCGAAGAGCGCGACACCCTTCGCGAGCAGGTCCGCCAACTCGAAGAGCTGCTGCGTCCGACGATCATCCTGCCGGCGGCTTGGCGCCTCACCCGCATGGAGGCGGACTTCCTCAACGCTCTGCGCGCCGCCGCTCCGGGCATGGTTCACCGCGAGCGGATGATGATCGCCCTCTACGGGCTGAGCGACGAGCCGCCAGAGCCGAAGATCCTCGACGTCTTCCTGTGCAAGGTTCGGCGCCGACTGATGGAGGCACAGACCCGCATCCAGGTCGAGACGATCTATGGGCGCGGCTGGCGGCTCCATCCAGAGAGCGTCGCCCGCTTCGACGAGGCGGTCGCCGCCTATCGAGGCTCCTCCGACCTCGCGTTCGACCGGAGGGCCGCATGAGCGCCCCCGGCATCTACTGCGCCGATTGCGGCACCGAGTGCGAGCGGATCACCGGTCGCGAGGCCGGCGCCCGCGAGCCCGACCTTATCGACGCCCAGGTCTGGGCCTGCCCGTTCTGCCCCGATGCGTGGGCCCCGAGCGCGGCCGATGGTTCGGCGGTCGGGCTCCCGGCCGGCGAGGAGACCCGCAACGCCCGCGCCCTGCTGCGTGAGCGCCAGGTCGAGCGGCTGATCGCGGAGGCCCTGCGCGACGTCCCGAACGGCCGCGCCATCGCCGAGGAGCGCGTCGCTGCCTTCCTCGCGCACGAACTGCGCCTGCCGACCGACGAGGCGGCGATCGAGCGCCTCAACATCGAATGGTGCCGCCGCGCGTGGCTCGCCCTGAAGGGCGCCTCCTACGCCGACGTCGTGCGGCACGCCCAGACCTATCGCCCGAGGAAAGCCGCCTGATGGGTTCGCCCGCCACCACGCCTACACCGCTTCTGCGCGTCCTCTCCCTTGGCGCTGGCGTCCAATCGACGACGCTCGCCCTGATGGCCGCGCACGGCGAAATCGGCCCGATGCCGGACTGCGCCATCTTCGCGGACACCGGCTGGGAGCCGCCGGCCGTGAAGGAGCACCTTCGCTGGCTCTGCTCCGACAACGTGCTGCCGTTCCCGGTTCACATCGTGACCGGTGGCAATCTCCGCGAGGACCTGATCCGGCGCGGCAGTGTCCGCGCTGGGCGGTTCGTAACCGTGCCGTTCTTCCTCCGACGCACAACCGCCGCCGGCACCGTTGTGCCCGTCTACGAAGGTGCCGGCGATGGCGGGTTGTTCGACGAGGACGAGGAGGCCGAGGCAACCGTCGTCGGCCACCGGACCCTGACGCAGGACGAGGTCCGCGACGGCATCGGGCGCCGGCAATGCACGTCGCACTACAAGATCGAGCCCATCCAGCGGAAGGTGCGCGAATTGCTCGGCTACGGGCCGCGCGACGCCGTGCCTGCGGGGGCGGTCGAGCAATGGATCGGCATCTCGCAAGACGAGGTGATCCGAGCGACCCCCTCCAAGGTCCGCTACGTCACGAAGCGGTTTCCGCTCCTCGAGATGCGGATGCGCCGGGGCGATTGCCTGAACTGGCTCGACAAGCGCGGCTATCCGCGCCCGCCCAAGTCATCGTGCGAGGGCTGCCCGTTCCACGACCAGGATCAGTGGCGCGAGATCATGTCCGATCCGGCCCGCCGGGCGGATGTGGTCGAGGTCGATAACGCGATCCGCGAAGGGGTCTACCGCGAGGATCCGCGCGGGATGCTGTCCGAGCAGTTCATGCACCGGCAGCGCGTCCCCATCGAACAGGTGGACTTCTCCGTGCCGGCCGCCGGGGCACAGGCCGATCTCTTCCTGAACGAGTGCGAAGGGATGTGCGGGGTATGATCCACTACCACGGCACCCCCATCACGCCGATCGCCGCGCTCTACCAGATCGCCGGCCGGCACTTCTGCGTCAGCCACGCCCGGCCCGAACAGGTCGCCCGCGCGCACGAGATCGGCCAGAGCGTGATGCTCGACAACGGCGCCTTCTCGAAGTGGAAGCGTGGCGCCGAGACGGACTGGCCCGCCTTCTACGCCTGGTGCGAGCGCTGGCTCGGCTTCCCGACGACGTGGGCGGTGATCCCCGACGTGATCGACGGCGGCTCACAGCTGCAGGACGCCCTCGTGCGGGAATGGCCGTTCGGGCACCGCGGCGCGCCGGTCTGGCACATGGACGAGCCGCTGCACCGCCTGCTGCGCCTTTGCGAGGAGTGGCCGCGGGTCTGCATCGGTTCGACGGCCGAGTTCCGGGTCGTGCTGTCCGACCCGTGGCGCCGCCGCATGGACGAATGCTGGAACGCGCTCGCCCGCGAGCACCGCCTGCTGCCCTGGATCCACATGCTGCGCGGGATGCAGTGCGCCGGCCGGGAATGGCCGTTCGCCTCCGTCGATAGCACCGACATCGCCCAGAACCACAGCCGCCCGCAGAACACGCCGCGCGGGATGGCCGACCGCTGGGACGCCATGCAGACGCCCGGCGCGTGGGAGCCGCGGCCCGAACAGATGGAGCTCGTCGCCTGATGGTCGCTTACAGCTTCAAGAAGCGGTTCGGCCCGCCGATCCTCGCCGGCACGAAGGCGCAGACGATCCGCGCCGACCGGAAGCGCCATGCCCGGCAGGGCGAGGAGCTTCAGCTCTACACCGGGATGCGGACGAAGCACTGCCGGCTCCTCGGCCGCCCGACCTGCCTCTCCGTCATGCCGGTGCGCCTGTGCTTCTCCGAGCGCAGCGCGACCGAGCTTTTCGAGGTGGGCGGCGAGCTGCTGAGCCCGGCCCGGATGGACGCATTCGCCCAGGCCGACGGCTTCGAGAGCGTCGAGGACATGGCCCGGTTTTGGTGGGCCGAGCACCCGCCGGAGGAGGGCGACCGCATCGCCTTCGAGGGCGTGCTGATCCGCTGGCAGCCGCTCATCCAGGCCGCTCCTCAGACCGAGGAGCAGGCGGCGTGATGGGCGACCTCTTCAACATGGAACGCACCCTGACGCCGAGCGAGCGCCGGCGTCTGCGCGGCGGCACCCAGGCGAAGGGCTATGCTGCGATGCCCGGCACTGGTCCGAAGGGCGAGACCTGCGGATCCTGCGACCACCTGGTGCGGAAGCGCCTCGCCAAGGTTTATCGCAAGTGCGGGCTGATGCGCGCGCATTGGACCGGCGGGAAGGGCACCGACGTGCTCACGACCGCGCCGGCTTGCCGGAACTGGCAGGCGATCGAAGTCACTCCAATCTCATCCACCACCAGCGCACGAGGTCCCTGTGGGTAGCGCCCGCGCCTCGGCTCCGGCCCAGGAGCCATCCTGCCTGTATCCCGACGAGGCCGAACTCGCGCGAGTCGTGCTCGGCCCAAAGCGGGCGAAGGCGTGGGGCGGTCTCGCTGCCGTCCTCGAGCGCAGCGGCCTCCCGAAGGTCGATCCGATGATGGGCGGTCGCTACTGGCCCGCCGTCCGAGAATTTCTGGACCGCTATCACCATACCGGCGACCATGCCTCCACCCGGCACCAGGGCCGGAGGGAGGAGGGTGTCCATGCCAGCGGAGCACGAGTTGCACGCGCCCGGTCTTAAACGGATGAAGCGCCACAACGGGCGCGTCGATCTCTATTGGGTGGCCGACGAGAAGCTCGTCGCCAAGGGGTTCACACCGAAGACGGTTCGCCTGTTCGGCGACTGGCCCTCGCAGGAGATCGCATCGCGTTGCGCGATCCTGCAGGCCGAGATGTTGGAGTGGGCCGCCGGCCGCGAGCCAGGCCGGAACGAGTTCGCCCTCGGCACCATCGGCTGGATCTGCCGCGCCTTCGAGACCGACCCCGATTCGCCGATCCATGAGCGCCGGCGAGACACCCGCGTCTTCTACGGCAAATATATCCGGCACCTGGTCGAGGCGGCCGGCGACGAGCACATGGCCGACATCATTGGCCGCGACGTGCGGCGCTGGCATCGCGCCTGGACCGACGATCTCGGCGAGCGCGGCGCCTATGCCTGCATCCAGACGCTCCGCCGGGTCGTGAACTACGGCTGCGAGCTGCGGGACCGAGACGCGATCGAGTTGGCGACCGTGCTGTCGAAGACGACGTTCCGGCAGCCGCGCGCCCGCAAGCTCCGCCCGAGTCACGAGATGATCGTCGCGTTGCGCGCCGCCGCCCACGAGGCCGGCCGGCCGAGCATCGCGCTCGCTGTGACGCTTCAGTTCGAGCTTGGGCTTCGGCAAAAGGACGTGATCGGCGAGTGGGACCGCCCCGACGCGGAGGCACGGTCCCGAATCGCCGGGGCCATCACGGACGGCGCATGGGTCTGGGATTGGGGCCTCATCTGGAACCACATCGACGGGACGATCCTGCGCAAGCCGACGTCGAAGTCGAACGGCAACGAGGTCGCAGAGCACGATCTCAGCCATTACCCCGAGTTGCTCGCCGAGCTGCCGCCACGCGGCGTCGGTCCGCTGGTCATTGATGAGCGGTCCGGCCTACCCTGGAAACGCTCGCACTTCAGCCGGACGTTCCGCGAGATCGCCCGAGCCTCCGGTTGGCCCGACGGCATCTGGAACATGGACAGCAGGGCAGGGGCGGTCAGCGAGGCATTCGAGGCCGGGGCCGCGCCAGCCGACGTCATGCGCACGGCGACCCACACGCAGATGTCGACGACGATGCTCTATAACCGCGGGTCGGTGGTTCAGTCGGGCCGCGTGGCCGAGCTACGAACGGCGCGGCGGAAGACGAAGCCCGCAGGCTAA